GTACCCATACTGATATGCAGATTAATATTAATACTGCCCATACAATTCCTTTCATAATAAATATATTTAATGGTTAAGACACCCACTTGGGGTGTTTCGATCATTTAGATCTCGTCAGTTAACCTTTTGTACTATTTTTTTAATTCTACTTCTGTTTGGCTATAATCCATATCAATTGTCAATCCATTCGTAATGTCGCAGTTGTCAAAAACATCATTACATTTTCTAATGTCATATTTTAGTTTTGCAATTGCTTTTTCTCTTGCTTCATCTAAGCTATCCGCTTCAACTTCTCCATAATCAAATGAAGTCCAAATTGTTTGTGTTGAATTACTGTAAGTGTAAAGTGCCATAATTTCTGTTTTTTAGTTATTAATTTGTCTACATCATATTTTCCTTTATAAGCTATCTCAAGGAGGGAACGTGTCAAACCCCTCTGAAGACCGTCATAGTGTTAACCTATCTTCTAAATCCGAATGCATCTCCTAGATCGTTTACATAGTACACTGCATTCGACGTGTAACTTCCATATATAGCGCCTCCCGTTGATAGTGCTACTATTAAGAAGCAGGCTCCCGCATTTTTTCTAGCCTTAACTAGTTTAGTGAAGTTTTCGTTTGTAATCTCATTTGCTTTGTTGATAATTGATGTCATAATAAATAGTATTAAACGTTTCGCCATTCTGTGGCTCATCAGTAAGGATACACATCCTTATACGTTTCTAAACCAATTACAAGACTCCCACCTTGCAATCTTTATAACACCTATTCGATGCTGTTTACATTTCGCTCTTCACGGCTCCTAATCCGCTTATAACACCTGTTTGTTCAGTAGAGTGGTTATGGTTACACTTAAACCTCCGTCACTTTTTAAAACTGTGATCTCGTTTTCAACACTGCAAACATACGACAACTATCAATTACAATCCTAATTTTTAACAAATATTTAACATTTGGCTCGGTTTTATTGGGCTCAGAAGGTATAGAATTTTAACAAACATACTAAGTTATTGATAACGTGTGAGTTATGAGATTTCTCTATTTTTTAATAATAAGTACACGCGCGTGAGGGGACTTGTTTTATTGCTCGTGTGAGGATCTCTGAACACAAAAACATATAATTTCGTACTGTACGCAAGATTATGCTCTCTCAAGCCAACAAACGTGTTCAAAACGTCGGTGGAATGTAAGCAAAACCTCGGGAAGTCCCTAGAATGTAAAGGTGGCGTTAAAAATGTAAAGAAATGTAAACTTTTTTTAAACTTTACATCGCGCTAACCCTTGGTATCATTGACTTAAGCCTCAAAAATGTAAGAATGTAAACTTTACTCCCTTCTTCACAGCGAAAAAAATATATATATTATAATAATTATCTATAGGCTGTATATAGGGTATAAACCCGCATTTCTACATTTTACTACGTAATCGTAGTGATATCAACGGCTCACACGATGTAACGGTTCCAAATACATTACATTTGCTTTACATTTCCTTACATTTATTCTACATCGGAGCGCGTCATCGCCCGTAAACATGGGGCAACGTGGCGGGAATACCACCTAGTTGACGTGTGGTCTGGAGAGGTACCCACCTGGCACCCCAGGAAAAGCCTAGAAATCTGGAGGGAAATCTTGCTTTTGGTACCCCAGGGGTCTAAAAAGAATCGGTTTCCATTTTGGACGGCTCACGCAAACTCAATATATAACCCAACACCTAAAAATTTATAATATTTTTTTATATCTTTGTACCATGGAAATAGAAATTCAAAACAGATTTAACATCGGTCCATCTATAGGATGGGGATTCTATCCGATAGACGAAGATTATGACGACAACGAGTTGATCATTTATTTAACATTTATAAGTATACATTTCAGATGGGTATAAACAAGAAGATGCCAGTTCAAGAGATTGGCTTGTACAGGATGGCAAAAGAGAAAAAGGCCATGCACGAGAGAAAAGAGATTGTAGAGGAGTCTATGATGATGGCTAGCGCCATGGCAATGTCAAAGGAGATGAAGGCTCCTATGCACAACATCATAATGAAGAAGAAGAAGTAAGTTCACCTCTCATTCGAGTGGAAGAAATCATTAAACGCATAGCTTAAATGTTATGCGTTTTTTTTGTATATTTGTCGCATATAATTTAAATTAAATAAAATGGAATTAACATTCGGTGAAAAACTAGTTGGACTAACATTCAACCCATCAGGAGATGAAAAAGTACAAAGAGCAAAGGAGCTATGTGCTGAACTAGCAGATTTATTAAATCAAAATGCAGATCCAAATCCTGAAAGACCTTTGTGTAGATTATTATTTGACAAAGCCATTGGAGACATTCTAGATGCACAGATGAATGTAGTTAAAGTATTAACTTTTAATTACTAATCATGGAAGAATTTGGATACAGTCCCAAGGAACTACTGTTCGACGAGGAAGGAAGAGCAAAACTAATTACAGGCATAACTACAATTGCCAAGGCGGTTAAGAGCACGCTAGGACCAAGGGGTCGTACGGTTCTGATCGAGTCACCGAACCATACACATGGTATCACAGTTACAAAGGATGGGGTAACGGTTGCTAAGTCAATCTTCTTGCTAGACCCAGTGGAGAACCTAGCCGTCAAGATGATGAAGGAGGCAGCAGATAGGACAGCCACCAGTGCTGGAGATGGAACCACAACAGCCATCGTGCTTACGGAGGCAATCGTGAGACAGGGTCAGGAGCTCTTGAACGAAAAACACAACGTGACCGAGGTGATCAAGAACATCAACAGCGTTTCAAACGGTATCATCCACAGCCTTGAGAGATCATCCAAGAAGGTGAGTGGAAAGACGCTGCACAACGTGGCATCTATCTCGGCCAACAACGACAACGAGATCGGTAAGATCATATCAAACGCATACACGAAGGTTGGTAAGAATGGGATCGTAACGATCGAGAACTCACAGACTGCTGAGACCTACTCAGAGTTCACGAATGGGATCAAGATCGGAAGGGGTTACACCTCGAACATGTTCGTGAACGACTTCAAGAACGACGAGTGCATCATGGACGATGTGTTGGTGCTGGTTACAGACCAGGAGATATCCAACATCCTGTCGATAGAGGGGGTTCTAAAGACGGTGATACAGGAGAACAAGAAGCTGCTCATCATAGGACCATGCAACCAGAACGTGATCAACACGCTGGCAGTCAACGTGGTGAAGAACAAGCTGAAGTTCTGTAACATTGCACCACCAGAGTTCGGTTACAAGATGAACGAGCTGATGAGCGACATCGCGCTGTCTTTGGGTGCGAAGTACTTCTCGGAGAGCACAGGAGACGACCTAAGTCTGATATCAATAGAGGATTTAGGTAGGGCAGAGAGGATCATAATAGGAAGGGATACTTCGTCCATCATCAAGCCAGAGAGCAAGCAGCAGGACGTAGACGACAGAGTCAGTCAGCTGTGGGTAGCTCACGAGGCTGCACAGAAGAAGCAGGACAAGGAGTTCATCAAGAGTAGGATTGCCAGCCTTACAGGTAGCATCGCTGTTATATACGTGGGAGGTAACTCTGATTTGGAGCAGAAGGAGAGAAAGGACAGGGTAGACGACGCGGTATGCGCGGTAAGGTCTGCACTAGAGGAGGGGATCCTTCCAGGAGGAGGCTTAGCCTTGTTCAACGAGTCCTACAGAATCATTGTAGACGCAGATGACATGATAGAGGACATCAGTGCGGAGCAGTACGTAGCTATGCAGATCATGGCAAGGGCTATACAGGCACCGTTGTTGCAGATCCACGAGAACGCAGGTAACGATGGGTACGAGATCATGACTGGATGTGCATCAAACACGAACACTGGGTACGACGTTAAGAACGACGTGTACGGTAACATGTACGATATGGGGATCATAGACCCACTGAAGGTTACGAAGAACGCGCTTAAGAACGCTGTCAGTGTGGCCACAACAATACTTAGTACTAACGCAATTATAACAATGACACGAGCATAATGGGATTATATAGAAAAAAACCAGTAGTAATTGAAGCAATTCAATGGGATGGAAATACTGAACCAATGTTAGATTTTTGCAAAAGCGCTGAATTTATAGATGGGGAGCTATACATTCAAACCTTAGAAGGTAATATGAAAGCATCAATAGGTGACTTTATAATAAAAGGAGTACAAGGAGAGTTTTACGCTTGCAAACCAGATATTTTTAACTTAACATACGAAAAAGAATTATGGAAGTAACAACAATCACCAACGGATCATCGCTTTATAGCGGAATAGGAACAACAACAGGTACAACATCAGGGTTGTATATAACACCAGAAAACAAAATGAAGCAAGTAAAGGTTGCAATATTCAACGTAACAAGAGATGAGAATTACGATATAATAGACTCTACATTTGACCAAGAGGTATGGGTTTGTCAGAAGAAAGGGGTATCGCTAGAGGTCGCCACAATGAAGCAGCTAGGGTACGTAATAGATCCAGACAAGCAAGTCATAAGAGAGTTCTTATCAATAACAATATAGTATGCAGCCAATCAATAAATACTTAGTAATCAACACAATAGAGGAGCAGATGAGGACCCAGTCGGGTCTGCTGCTCACTGGAAACGAGACAGAACAGTTCAGGTACAAGAAGGGAGAGGTTGTGAAGCCTGGAACTAACGTGGACTGCGTGAAGGAGGGAGATATAATATACTACGACAAGAACGCTGGTTACACGATGCTGGTAAACGACATCAAGTACACAGTGATCATGGAGAGAGACATCGTGGTTGTCCTCTAGATCTTCTGATCCTCTATATCCTTGAGCCTCTTGAGTTCCTTACGCGTACGATTCATCTTACGAATAATGGGCCTGGAGGCTCTCTCGGTATAGGAGGCGTCGGTCCTGAACATCGGGTTAGAGACTGGGTTCTCTGAGACGTGAACCTTGAGCTCTATCTTCTCGTATATGTCTGTTATAACCCTGCGAGTCTTGTAGGAGGCCTCGTACAGGGCAGCCTCACCGTTCTTGTTCGGTCTCCAGAGCGTGATCCACCCGTCGGCTATCATTCGCTTGAATCGGTCCTTCTCCCAGGTTAGTCCAGACTCGAACTCCCAGAACTGTCTGTGACGGAAGTACCCCTCGCTGTAGACGAAAAGGAGGATATCGATGTCGGAGCTGCTTAGGTTGTACTTGTGACGAATGAGCGTCTTTATTGCCCTCCAGTACTTGAGGTAGTCTGCGTATGGCTTGTATTTCATTTGATTTATTATTATTATCTTTGCAAAGATAAAACATTTATGATGGCAAAAACAGCGGCTTGGACCAGAAAAGAAGGAAAGTCAGCATCGGGTGGGCTTAACGAGAAGGGCGTGGCCTCATACAGGAAGGAGAACCCAGGAAGTAAGTTGAAGATGGCAGTAACAAAGAAGCCATCGGAGTTGAAGGCTGGTAGCAAGGATGCCATGAGACGCAAGTCATTCTGTGCACGAATGTCAGGGATGCCAGGACCGATGAAGAAATCAAACGGAGAGCCAACAAGAAAGAAACTAGCTTTAGACAAATGGAACTGTTAAAGAGAAAAGACGGGAGCACCTCCAAGAGAGGACTATGGGACAACATCAGAGCAAACGAAGGATCTGGAAAGAAGCCTACAAAGGCTATGTTAGAGCAAGAGAAGAAGATCAAGAAGAAAGCAAGTCAGTACGAGTCAGCGAAGTCGTTGAACGGAAAGATGTCATACCTAAAAGGAAACGTAAAAAAATAGAGTCATGCCATTGAAAAAGGGAAGTAGTCAGAAGGTAATATCAGCAAATATAAAGATGGAGTTGAAAAAAAATCCATCGATGAGTCAAAAACAAGCAATAGCAATCGCCTTATCTAAGGCAGGTAAAACAAAGAAAAAATGAAAAAAGTATCAGCAAAGTGTTCGTCTAAGATGACTAAAAAAGAAGTGAAACCAGTTCAGAAAAAAGAGAAGTTTGACTTCATGAAGATGATCGCGAACAAGAAGAAGTAATGCCAGGAAGGACAGCCAAATACTACGCAGCTAACCCAGAGGCTAAGAAGAAACACAACGACTACCAGAAGGAGTACAACAAGTCCCCTGATCAGGTAAAGAAGCGTGTCGAACTTAACGCTATTAACAGAAAACGTGGCACGTACGGTAACCAAGACGGACTAGATGCTAGCCACACAAAGAGTGGTGTAGTTATGAAGAGCGCGTCATCAAATCGCGGATCTAAATGTGCTATGCCTGGAGACAAGAGAGCAAGAGGAACTAAAAACAAATAAAAATGGCATACAAGAGAATAGACCCTACATTTAACAAGGATCCAGAAATTAAGAAGACTACTATTCAGAATCCAGATGGTACAACAACGTATAGAGACACATGGTCTTCAAAAAAACCAGCCAGGTCGTCATCGTTTAAATCACCTGAAGCAAAACAAGGGGCAAAAACAAGTTACGTAGCTAAGAAGTCTACTCCTGCACAGACTACATCTGGATCTAGAGAGATAACATCAATACCGTCACTAAAGCCAGTTGGTACAATGTCTAAAGAGATAACTGCTCCTGTAGATATTAAAGTTCCAGTAAAGACTGCTACAAGAAAGGAAAGGTTTGAGAGCGATAAGTCAACTTGGCAGAAGGATCACCCTGGAAAGGTCTGGGAGGATAGATATAAAGACACTGAGACATCTAAAACTGAAAGAGAGTGGAAGGGTGGAGGAATTTTTAAAGAAAAAAAAGCAGTAAAACTTTGTAAAACTTGTTAATATGCTACTAGGAGATAGAATAGAACAGATAACAACAGCAACTGGAGTTAAGAAGGTTGTAGAGAAGGTTGCCAAGGCAGCAAACAAGGACTGTGGATGCGCAAAGAGAAAAGAGGCGCTAAACAATCCAGATCTATTAATTAATAAAATATTAAAGTAATGGCATATCAAAAATTACAGCAGACCAGAGCAAAGGCGGTAGTAAAGTCTGACACAGTAGACATAACAACCCCAAGCTCAGAAGACGGACTATCAGTAGAACCTTGTGTACTTTACACAGGATCAGGAGGTACGATTCGTGTGCTTACAGCAGGAGGAGACGACGTGACGTTGGCATCAGTTCCAGCAGGAGTTGTTCTACCAATACAGATAGTTCGAGTATTCTCATCAACAACAAACGCGACTGGTATGGTTGCCCTTTGGTAAGATGAGCAGGGAGCAGATAGACGTAATACTGAACAAGTTTATAAGCAGAAAGCTACTAGTTTTTGCAATAGCTTGTATGGCACTATTCGCAGGTGACCTAACGTCTCAGGACTGGGTTGTTATAGCAACTGCCTATATTAGTATTCAAGGATTTACGGACATAGTAAAATCACTGAAGAGCTAATGGAATCAACTAGGCTATACATAATAAACTCGTTAACATTCTTTATTACGTTTACAAACATTGAGAATACACTGAAGATACTGTTGCTGTTATTATCTATTATATACACTGCGGTTAAAATTTACGAAATATTTAAGAGAAATGAAGATAGAAGTAAAGAGATTACACAGGACAGAGAACTCGACGATAGGTGAGCTAACCATTGACGGAAAGTTTGAGTGCTACACCTTAGAGGATAAGGAGAGAGATGTAAAGATAAAGAGAGAGACAGCAATACCTAAGGGTACGTACAAGGTTATAATCAACCAGTCAAACAGGTTCAAGAAGCTGCTACCATTATTAATAAACGTTCCTAACTTCGAAGGAATTCGTATACACCCTGGTAACTCGAATCACGACACAGAGGGTTGCATACTTGTTGGAATGAATAGATCAGTTGACTACATCACAAAGTCAAGGAAGGCTTTCGACTCTTTGTTTAAAAAGATGCAAGGCGCTAAGAATATAACCATAACCATATCATGACAAATCATAATAGGAACTACATATACTTCTGGATATGTATTTTAATATCAACATTGGCAGTGTTGCTAGCATCATGTTCTACTAGGAAGGTAGTGATAGATGAGGTTAAGAAGGATTCTGTGTCGCAAATATCGGTTAAAATTGCGACAAAAGAGGTTGTCGATGTCAAGAACGAGACAGATATATTTATAGAGGAGTTCACAGTAACTCCACTAGACACGTGTAAAGACATAGTAATAGATGGTAAGGTTTACAAGAACGTTACTATTAACTATAAAAAGACAAAAGACAAGTCTGTATATACCGAGAAAAAAATAGAGTCTAAAATCGAAGATAAACAACAAACTATAACAGTTGTTGAAAAAATAAAAAAGAAAGAGGTTGATAGGACATCCTTAAATATTCTCTGGATAATAATAATATCACTTATAATAGTATTATGGCTAAACAAACAGTATCTATTAAGTCTGTTAAGAAGGATATAAATAGACCAGGAGTACACTCTAAAAATTCATCGTCTAAATTAAAATCTAGTAAAAACTATAAAAAATCCTATAAAGGACAAGGAAGATGACAAAAATAAGTGTTTATAATATAGATGAGTACGTAACGGCAGACGACAAGTGGATAGGAACGGACGTAAACACGTATAATAAGACTAAGAACTTTACTCCAAGGAAGCTATCACATTACTTTAACAACAACCAGGTAATAAATACTGGTGTAGATCTACTGTACAAGTACTTCACAATAACTCCTCCAGAGACAAGGCCTACTGGAACACTGTCATTTGAGACAGAGATAGGGCCTACAGTTAATTTCTCTGCAATAAGCACGTTCCTACTTAGTAACACAACACTAAAGGGAAACTACATAGTAGAGTTCTTTGATTTCTTGGTTGGTACAAATGTTTTAATGTACAAGGCTAAGAATATAAACCTGTTCGGAAGCTACAAGATATTGTCTGTAGAAGAGTATCTACCAGAGCCTAACTTCCTTGTTGTAAACATAGAGTTTATAGAGGGTAACGGATTTATAGAAGAGGACGAGGACTACATGATATCACTTATAGATATTAGTAGCGGAGGTGGAGGATCTCAGAATCTTCAACAGGTTACAGATGAAGGATCGACTACTACTAATCCTATAACTGCTGCGTCATTTATAAAGCAAGGCGGAACAGGAACTAATATATTATTAGATAATGGGAACACTGTTTCCTTATCTTCTATTGGTGGTAACACAAACTTATCTACGTCTCAGACTGCAAGTAACTTTACAATTAATAGCGATACTGGTACAGACGCAAGTGTTCCTTTAGGAAATGGAACTTTAGCAGGAGCTACTTTAAATGATTATACAACTGCTGAAAAGAATAAATTAGGTGGCATTGCACCTGGTGCAAACGTAGGTGTTGTACCAAATTCTCCTATAACTGGAGCGACAAAGACAAAGATAACATACGACTCTAAAGGACTTGTTACAGCAGGAGTAGACGCAACCACAGCAGACATAACGGACTCAACAAATAAGAGATACGTGACAGATGCAAACTTGACTGTTCTAGGAAACACAAGCGGTACAAATACTGGTGACCAAAATTTACAACAAGTTACTAATTTAGGTGCAACTACTACTAATCCAATAACTATTACTGTTGGAGATGTAGGAGCAAATGGTATTACTTCATATTCATCTCAAGGATATGGTGTCAGAGGAGAATCAAGCGAAAATTATGGTGTTTATGGAATTTCAACATCGACAGCAGGTGTTTATGGAACTTCAGAAAGTGGATATGGCGTTGAAGGATATTCTGAATCAGGAATAGCTGTACGTGGTTCGGCTATAACAGGATATGGCATAGAATCATATTCTTATAGTGGAAGAGCAATATCTGCAACTTCTGATATTGGAACTGGTTTATATGCTAATTCTGAATTTATTGGAGCATCTATTTATTCTAATGGAATAGGCTTACAGGTAAATGGTAATGGTACAATAGCTATTGACGTTATTTTAGGTAACTCAAATAAAGGACTTGTTATTAACAGTGGAACATCTTCAACAGGTAATTTTATAGAGTTAGCAAAAAATTCAGTTAATAAACTAACAGTAAACCAAGCAGGAGAGTTAATTGCGCAAAAATTAATAAAAGAGGGGGGATTTGATAATCAATTCCTAAAGGCCGATGGTTCAGTTGATAATAATACATACCTAACCTCTGCTGATTTACCATCTACATTAGATCTATACGCCACAACATCACCTGACCCAGTTATACCAGGATATACTGCATTAGTTAGAAACATAGCCGATTCAAGATATAATACAACTGCGGTTGACGTACCAACTCCTACAATTACTGGTACTTTAGCATCTCCTACGTTTTGCGGAGCAGTAATTAGTGATCCTAGTATCTTATTAGGTAATCCTGGAGTATTTAACTTCTCAGTAATTGGTAAGATAAGAAGAACAGGCGGTTCTACATCTAGTGGTGCAGACTTCTTTTATAGCATTTATAAGAGAGATACATCAGGAGTTGAAACATTAATAGCAGATAGCGCTCCAGTTGCCGTACCTGCTAACGGAGGAATTTATATCGAGTATATTTCAATAGCATTATGGAATAATGGTATCTTCTTAAGTACGGATAGAGTAGTTTTAAAATTCTATGGAATTCAATCAGGTACAGGTAGTGGAGCTACTTATGAGTTTCAATTTGGAGGCGCTGACCCAGTAAGGGGTACAGCGGCAATATCTTCTGCAATAATACCTAACATTTACTTAAAGGATTTAGCTGATGTTGAGAAAACCCCAGCATTGAACAATGAGGTGTTGTATTGGAATGACTCTGCTTCGCTATGGGAACACTCACTAGTTGAAAATTTAGTTCCAGATGCAAGTGCAACTCAGAAGGGATTAGTTACAACAGGAACGCAAACATTTGCTGGAGCAAAAACATTTACAGGAGCAATAGGCGCAAGTAATTTAAGTGGAACAAATACAGGTGACCAAGACTTACAGTCTGTTACAACTAAAGGAGCAAGTACTACTAATGCAATAACCGTTACTTCTTCCGTCATCGCTATAACAGGTAATTCCACTGAGCAAATCGGCGTATATGGGACTTCTGTTTCAGGCACAGGAATAGCTGGAACTTCTATTGATGATGTGGGTGCATATGGAAGCTCTACTAACGCAGTAGGAGGAGTTTTTAATACTGTCAACGGTGCTAATATTGCTCAATTTCAAACAGGCTTTGATATAAAGGCAACAGTTAAAGCTGATGGAACTTTTGCAGGAACAGGATTAAACGCTTCAGGACAAACTATAAACACCATAGCTTCATTTGACGCTAATAAAAACGTAGTTAGTTTATCTACCGCAACCTATCCAAGTCTTACTGAATTAGCGCTATTAAAAGGAGTTTCAGGAAGTTCTGTTCAAACACAATTAGATGGAAAACAAGCTACATTATCATCTACTGTAAACATTAAATCTATAAACGGAAATGATATTTTAGGAAGTGGCAATTTAACTATAACTGCAGCTCCTGAAGAATTAGCAGCTTTTAGAATGTTGGCTAATAATTCAGCAGTAACAGCAGTCCCAACAGTACAAGTTTTTAAAGATATAGGGGAACAAGATTATATCTTGTCGCCTACATTTACTCCAATTACTGGACCTACAAATATTATTTCAAATACATATAAATATGAACAAGTAGGTAGTTTAGTAACTGTTAGAGTAAATTTAATTTATACTACTGCTGGAAGTATTTCACAGGTTGTTATTCCATTGCCTGCAGATATGCCAACTCCATTAGCTCCAACGGGATTAGGTGCGGCATTAGATATTTTGTACTATGGCGTGGGTATGTTTAACACTTTAACAACTTCGATAGCAACTGTTGGTAGAACTTGTCTTTTAAGAAGAAATGTAACAAATACTGGATATGAGTTTGTATTAACACATTCAACGGCAGTATCATCAAGAGTAATATCTTTAACCTTACAATACTTTACAGAATGAAACATATAAGACAAATTAATTCAGTAGGCACAAATAGCTACACGATAGTAAAATTAGACAACTATGTAGGGGAGTTAGAAGCCCATCCAATATTAGTTGATTATTCAGATTTGTTCGAAATTTCAGAAGACGAATTACCTGCATATATACAGTATGTAAGTATACCAACTCTAACTGTTCCAGATGAGGTACAGCTATGGAGAATTAGAACTGTATTAAAACTAATGCAACTAGAAACTTCAATAGAACAAACACTAGAAACATTACCTGAACCTTCAAAGACAGCCGCAAATTACATTTGGAATTACGGAACAACAGTAGAGAGATCAAGTCAGACAGTTCTATTGCTACAGTCCGCCTTACAAATGACTAACGAACAGGTAGACGACCTATTTATACAAGCAGAAGCGATATTATTATGATCTTATTTATAATTGCATACGTATTATTTCTACCATTAAGTTTAATTAATTGGTTCTTTGTAAAAGATAAATGGGGTTATTTCAAAAGTTCAGCAGTTAATATAGACAAGTTCGGAAATAGAGAGTTTAGAACCCTATTTAATAAAGTTTTAATATTAAAAGACGGTTGTAAGTTCGGTGACATTGGAGAGACTATATCTAGTGTATTAGGTAAGAATCAATTAACAGGCACGCTTACAAGATTTGGTAAGGTTATCGTTTGGATATTAGATAAGATAGATAAGGATCATTGTTTTAAAAGCATAAATAAATCACTATCTTTGTAAAAAAAAATTAAATCAAATGAAAACAATAACAGAACAAGAATTAGAAGACTTAAGAAGAGTTAACTCAGAGTTTAATACGTTAAAAGGTAAAATCGCAGACGCTGAGATTGAAATCAAGAAACTTAACGTGTTTAAGGAAGACGTGTTCTCTAAATTAGAGACAGCGTCTTTAGATTTTAAAGAACAAGAAAAGAAACTATTAGAAGTTTACGGAAACGTAAACATAAACCTACAAACAGGAGAGATCACAAATGACAAAAATTAGCCAGTATCAAGAAGTAGCACTACCAGACGTTGATGATTTATTAATTGGAACAGATGTTGAAAATGACAATTCAACTAAGAACTTTACTATACAAAGTATAGTTGACTTAGTTAGTGCAGCTGCTGGAGTAACTCCAACGCTTCAACAGGTTACAATTGCAGGAAATGAAACTATTACAGACATAACTGCTAATAAGTTTAAAAAATCTGGTGGACTGTCATCTCAAATACTAGCAGCTAATGGAGATGTTATAACAGCGGGAGCTAACATAACAATATCTGGAGGTACAATATCTTCCTCTGGAGGAGGAGGCGGAGGAGGGATAACCTCTATAAACAGTCTAAGTGCAGCTGCACAATCTTTAGAGGTAGGAACCACTGGTACTAACTTCAATATAAGTTCAGTAGGAACAGTTCATACGTTTAATATACCTAGTGCCTCTGTTTCAAACAGGGGTCTATTAAGTAATACAGACTGGATTAATTTTAATTCTAAGCAGGCAGACTTAGGTTATGTACCAGTGAATAGAGCTGGAGACACAATGTCAGGACTACTAGTTCTTAGTGGTGATCCAGGAGCTGCTCTAGGTGCTGCAACAAAACAGTACGTAGACAATATCTCAGGAAATGTTGTATTTAACTCTCCTGTGTACACAGCAACAACAGGCAACCTAACAGCTACCTATAGCAACGGAACGGCAGGAGTTGGAGCCACATTGACGGCAACAACAAACGGCGCGTTACAGGTAGACGGAGAGTTTCCTTTGTACTTAGACAGGGTATTAGTTTGGCAACAGACAAGTGCACTACAAAACGGTGTGTACACTGTAGACGTTGTAGGAGACTCTGTGACACCTTACAGATTAATTAGATCTGCAGACTCAGACAACACACCTTCAGGAGAGATTAGATATGGTGACTACACTCTTATACTGTCAGGAGATACAAATGGAGGAAAGGGTTTCATATGTAACACTGTAGGAACAGTGGTAGTTGGTACCACTCCTATAACCTTTGTACAGTACAACGTGGCACAAGCTGTTACACCTGGATTTGGGTTACTTACATCATCACCAAATGTTATTGCAATAGACACCGCAATCACACAAGAAAAGATAACACTTACAACAAATGGAACTGGAGCAGCTACATTAAACCCTACTACTAATGTCTTAAATATTCCAGTTACATCTGGAGGAAGTGGAGGAATAGGAACTGTTACATCAGTAGCTGCCCTAACGCTTACTAGTATAAGTCAAACTGACCTATCAAGCACGGTAGCGAATTCAACATCAACACCAGTTATTACATTGAACGTTCCAAACGCATCTGCTACTAATAGGGGTGTGCTAACAGCTGCAAATTGGACAACGTTTAATAATAAACAAGACGCACTTTCTAGTTTAAATATAAAAACGGTTGGAGGCACGTCTTTAATTGGACCAGGAGATGTCCCATTAATATACAGTGTGTTAGAAAAAACAGCTAACTACACATTAACTTCAGCTGATAACGGAAGGGTAATTATATTTACAGCTCCAGTGCCAGCAACTCCTTTAGTGCTAACAGTACCTTTGTCTTTGCCAGATGGGTTTGAGTGCACGTTTGTGACAATGGACTCAACGCTATTGACAGTAACTCCAGCAGTTGGGGTAACACTATATAACAACTCAGCCTTAACTATGTTTCCTAAGTTAAGTTTTACACTAAAGAGAATAGTAACTCCAAATGCATTTATAACTTCAGGAAACCTATGAATAGACTAGCATTCCAAACATACGGAACAAAAAAATTAAGTTTATTTCAATCTGTTTGGGATACAACCAAAACTAGCACAGTTGGAACAGAACTAGCTAATACAGCGGCAACAACACCACTACCATCAGGGTGGAGTGGAACAAATCTTTTGCCAAATGGATACACTCATACTGCAGGAAATACAGCTGTGTTACTAGTTAATAATTTAACACCTACTGAAGGACAGAGTTATCGAATAATATGTACACTTTCAGCAGGATCAACAGGTTCAGTTACAATAAACTTTGGAGGAGTGTCCAGTGCTTCATTAACTGTTACCACTACAACAATCCTAACACCAATAAATGCAGCAATTAAGTTATCAATTACTCCATCAAATGACTTTGTTGGAACAGTGTCACTAAGTATAAAACAGAGTTCGTCAGCACTTAATCAAATACAGCTACCAATAACTCTTGCCTCTGGAAAGTCAGTATGGATAGACTGGGGAGATGGTCAGTATAGCACCATGAATAGTGTTAATTTTTATGCAAATAGAATCCACACGTATACAACACCAGGAGAGTATCCAGTAAGGGTATTTGGAGATGACTTCAGTTTTGGATTTGGGAGTGGAGGTATTAATGATAGATTAAAAATAAAGTCTATATCTAGTTGGGGTAAACTAAAATTAGGAGCAAATTCTTTTAATGGATGTTCTAATGTGACCATGTCTGGAATAACTGATATTCCTGATTTAACTGGAGTAACTGACTTATCAAGTGCATTTTTAAGCTGTTCACTACTAACTACTGTTGGTAGAATAAATGAATGGAATACAAGTTCAGTTACTAACATGAGCTTTATGTTTTCTTATTGTACATTATTTAATAGCAATATTGGAAATTGGAATACTTCAGAAGTTATTAACATGAGTTCTATGTTTGGATCATTTGGCTCCACAAGTAATTTTAACCAAGACATCAGTGGATGGAATGTAAATAAGGTTACTAATATGAATCAGATGTTTGATGGTGCATCAGCATTTAATCAAAATCTTAGTAACTGGGAGAGAGTATCATCACCTGATACTTCTTCTTTATCGAAAGTAATATTTATGTCCAATATGTTCCGAGGAGCGTCTAATTTTAATAATGGATTTGCATCTGGAGTAGCAAATCAATTACCATGGAATACTAGTGCATGTACTACTATGGAAAGTATGTTTATTGGCGCAATAGCATTCAACTCTAATTTAGGAACAGGAACAACACCATGGAATGTAAGTAAGGTTACTACATTTGCAAGTATGTTTAGTGGAGCTACAGCATTTACTAATGGTGATAATTCAGCTCCTATTAATAATTGGGCTATAAACACTGTGTCTAATGTTACCATGGGTAATATGTTTAATAATGCTGATGCTTTCAATAGAGCTATTAGTAACTGGAACATGACTAAGGTAACTAATACAAGTTCTATGTTTGCTAACACTAATGTATTCAACCAATCATTATCTAATTGGGAAAGACCTGGGGCTACAATGGGTAATGTTACAGATATGAGCAGTATGTTTCAAGGTGCTTCTACCTTTAACCAAAATATAGGAGCATGGAATGTTAGTAAAGTAACAACATTTGCAAGTATGTTCAATGGAGCTACAGCATTTAACAATAACGGAAGTTCTGATATTAATAATTGGTCTATAAACACTGTGTCTAATGTTACCATGGGTAATATGTTTGTTAATGCATCTAATTTCAATATGCCTATTAGCAACTGGAATATGACTAAGGTAAACAATACAGCAGGTATGTTTAATGGAACAACACTGTTTAATCAACCTTTAGCTAACTGGGAAAGAGCTGGGTCTACAACAGGCAATATTACCAACATGCAATCTATGTTCCAAGGTGCTTCTGCATTCAATCAAAACATTGGTAACTGGAATGTAAACAAGGTAACTATTTTTCAACAAATGTTTCAATTATCAGGATTTAACAATAATGGAAGTCCTGATATAAACAATTGGGTTATAAATACTATAGCATCTGTTAATATGTCATCTATGTTTAATAATGCTGATGCCTTTAATCAACCTATTGGGTCTTGGAATGTTAGTAAGGTTACTAATTTCCAAAGTATGTTTCAATCAACATTTGCCTTTAATCAACCTATTGGGTCTTGGAATGTGAGCAGTGTAACTAATATGTCTTATATGTTTGGAAGCACTACTTCCTTTGACCAACCTATTGGGTCTTGGAATGTGAGTAATGTGACTAATATGGAAGGTATGTTTAATGGTGCAGCCGCCTTCAACCAACCTATCGGGTCATGGAATGTGAGTAAGGTGACTAGTATGAATGTTATGTTTCAAAATGCTCTTGCTTTCAATAGAGATATAGGTTCTTGGAACGTATCTAATGTAATAAGTTTCAATTCTTTTATGACAGGAAAAACAAATCTAAACTTCTCATCAACTAACCTAGATGCAATATATAACGGATGGATAGTAAATGGTGTTAAACCAAACATAACAATAAGTTTTGGAACAGCTAAGTATTCACAAGCTGGTAAAACAGGCAAGGATACATTATTAGCAAGTCCAAATAACTGGATAATAACAGATGGAGGAAATGAAAATGTATTAGTTCTAGATGCAGGAAATTCAGCCTCATATCCAGGAACAGGAATCACATGGACAGATTTAAGTGGTAACAACAATAATGGAACATTAGTAAATGGACCAACTTTTGATTCTGGTAATGGAGGAAGTATTGTATTTGATGGTATAAATCAATATGTAAATTGTGGAAATGCTTCTAATTTAAAATTTACAAATAACTTCACAATTAATGTATGGGTAAAATTTAATTCATTATTGGGTCCTCAATCAATAATTTCCAATAATGAAAATGGAGGTTATGGAATACTTGCTAATTCGGCTAGTAGTAGATTAGAAACTTTCTACTGGATAAACGGAAGTTATAGAAAGGCTGGAGAGGATATGGTAAATTACAATACATCTTCATGGTTTAATATATCGGTAACTTTTAATGGAAGTAATGTTTTATTTTACAGAAATGGAAATTTAATACAAAGTGTTTCTGCAATAGGAACTGTTTCTACAACTAATCTACCGTTACTAATAGGGGGGAACCCAACCACATCTGGAAATTATGAGGATTTTTTTAATGGTAAAATTTCTCAAGCACAAGCATATAATAAAGTGTTAACACCAACAGAAGTATTAGCAAACTTTGACGCAACAAAAGGAAGATACGGACTATAATAATCAAATCAAATGAACGATATTAGAAAGATATCTATAGGACCTAACTACAAGAGCGACGCGATGCACTTCATCGTCGGTCAGGAGGTCCTGGATAAAAGCTACACAGTGCACTCTATACTGCTAGACGACAAGTCTGGTGGTATAAAGGTTTGGATAGAGAAGAACTCAGAGGTGTTCTGCTGGAAGGAGTTTAACATTAACATGCCAGTATCGCTAGAGTACAACATAAACTTCTGATGAGATCCCCAGATATGTTTGTCGTCCGACCATTAGATGGTAGGCGATACGATAATATAAAAAGTATTGGAGGGGTTGACTTTATAACTAGCACGTCTAAGGAGGACCACACGGTGTCTAACAGGCTTGCAGAAGTTGTAAGTGTACCTATAACTTACGACGGAAATGTAAAAGTTAACGATATACTTCTAGTTCACCACAACGTGTTCAAGGTCTACTACGACATGAAGGGTAGAGAGAAGAGCGGAGCCAGCTTCTTTAAGGACGACCTGTTCTTTATAGACGACGAGCAGTACTTCATGTACAACCAGAACGGTGAGTGGAACACACACTCCAAGTACTGCTTTATTAAGCCACTGAAACAGATGGAATCTACCATAAATAAGAACAGCAAGGAGGAGCCACTGATGGGTACCATTGTCTATATAAATCAAGAGTTGCTAGACCTTGGTCTAAGCATTGGAGATGAGATCTCGTTTGAGCCAGACAGTGAGTACCCATTCTATATAAACGACGAGAAGCTGTACAGGATGACCACCAAAAACATTACAATCAAATGGACCACAACATAATAAAACAGAGGATCATTGCTGCTGGATACAAGGCAGTTAATGAGTTAATAAAGGTTGCAGAGGACGAGATTATAACTGGTATGGATACAGACCTATCTGCAGATAAGCTAAAGAACGCGGCAGCTACCAAAAGGCTTGCAATCGAAGATGCCTTCCAGATACTTAATAGGATAGAGCAAGAGAACGACAAACTAACCGAGGAGGTTAAGGTATCGGAACCTAAAATACAGGGATTTGCAGAAAAAAGATCAAAATAATCTATACACTAGGCTTAGCGACTTCCTTCCTGCTAACACCATACACATGAAGAACAAGGCCAAGTCTTGGGCTTATGGTTATGACGAGAAGCACGACCTGGTAGTTATATCTAAGGACGGAACAATTGGTGACATATACGAGATAAATGGTCTCAATATAGCGCTGCCATCCGTCCCAAAAATTGTGTATAAAAGGGACGAGAAGAAGGAGAACCAGTACTGGGAACCAGCTGACTATCCAAGGGAACTATCAAACATAAAGTCTATATTCCAGTGGCACACGATGTCAAAGGAGTTCAAGGCCAAGTGGGTAGACTACATAGAGGGTGAGTTTGATCGTAGGGAGAACGGGTTCTTCTTCAAGAACAACGGAATCGATACGTACATAACTGGCTCTCAGTACATGTACCTGCAGTGGACAAAGATTGACGTTGGACTTCCAGACTTCAGGGAGGCTAACAGGGTGTTCTTTATATTCTGGGAGGCCTGCAAGGCTGACGACAGGTGCTTCGGTATGACCTACCTGAAGATCAGACGTTCTGGGTTCTCTTTCATGGGATCAAGCGAGCTGGCCAACATAGGAACTCTTGCAAAGGACTCAAGGCTAGGAATACTGTCAAAGACTGGTAACGATGCCAAGACAATGTTTACGGACAAGGTTGTGCCCATCGTGAACAACTACCCGTTCTTCTTCAAGCCGATACAGGATGGTATGGACAAGCCTAAGACAGAGCTAGCGTTCAGAGTTCCTGCATCCAAGATTACAAAGAAGAACATGTACGAGGACGGTGAGGTTGAGATCGAGGGTCTTGACACCACAATCGACTGGAAGAACACAGGAGACAACTCGTACGATGGTCAGAAGCTACAGCTACTAATACACGACGAGAGCGGTAAATGGCTCGCACCAGATAACATCCTGAATAACTGGAGGGTTACCAAGACCTGTCTACGATTAGGTAGCAGGATTATTGGTAAGTGTCTAATGGGGTCAACACCTAACGCTCTTGTAAAGGGAGGGTCAAACTTCAAGAGGCTGTACGAGGACTCTAACATAAAGACAAGGAACAACAACGGACAGACTAAGTCTGGTATGTACTCGCTGTATATACCGATGGAGTGGAACTTTGAGGGTTACATAGACATCTACGGTATGCCAGTGTTCAGAGAACCAGAAAAGCCAGTTCAGAGTATAGACAAGTCTATGATAAGGACTGGTGCGGTTGACTACTGGGAGAACGAGGTGGAGTCTCTTAAGGGTGACGCTGATGCTCTTAACGAGTTCTACAGGCAGTTCTCTAGGACAGAGTCTCACGCGTTCAGGGACGAGAGTAAGTCATCCATATTCAACCTTACAAAGATATACCAGCAGATAGACTACAACGACTCGCTTATAAAGGACAGGGTTCTTACACGTGGATCGTTCAGCTGGTACGAAGGAAATAAGGACACAAGGGTTGTGTGGACTCCAGACTCAAGGGGAAGGTTTCTAGTGTCATGGATACCTAGCAACCAGATGCAGAATAATGTAATCAATAAGAACGGAATGAGGTACCCAGGTAACGACCACATCGGTGCGTTTGGGTGTGACCCGTACGACATATCTGGGACAGTTGGCGGTGGTGGATCTAACGGATCACTTCACGGTCTGACCAAGTTCAATATGGACGACGCACCTAGCAACCACTTCTTCCTTGAGTACATAGCAAGGCCACAGACAGCAGAGATATTCTTTGAGGAGGTCCTGATGGCTTGTGTGTTCTATGGGATGCCAATACTTGTAGAGAATAACAAGCCTAGGCTGCTGTACCACCTAAAGAACAGGGGATATAGGGGATTCTCCATGAACAGGCCAGACAAGCACGTAACAAACCTGTCTAAGACAGAGAAAGAGCTTGGTGGTATACCTAACTCGTCTGAGGACGTTAAGCAGTCTCACGCGGCTGCAATTGAGTCGTACATAGAGAAGTACGTTGGACTTGACATGGAGGGAACGTACAGGGACTCTGACGAGATGGGCGACATGTACTTCACGAGAACGATTGAGGAGTGGGCCAAGTTTGATATAAACAATCGTACAAAGTTTGACGCTGCAATCAGCTCTGGACTAGCTATAATGGCTAACCAAAAGAATGTGTACCTTACGGCAAAAAAAGAATCGAAATTAAGCATTACCTTTGCGAAATATAATAATAACGGAAGATATAGTGAAATTATAAGATGAAGGAAGTAACTATTAAAATAAATCCTGCCAGCTTTCCTGACCAGTTCGCGTCAGATAGAGAAAAGGAGACATATGAGTATGGACTACAGATTGGGCAATCCATTCAATATGAGTGGTTCAGGAAGGATAACAGTAACTCAAGATTTTATAATCAGTGGGGAGACTTCCATAGATTAAGACTATACGCAAGGGGTGAGCAGTCGGTGGCCAAGTACAAGAACGAGATGGCTGTTGACGGTGACCTTAGTCACCTGAACCTAGACTGGACTCCAGTACCTATTATACCAAAGTTTGTTGACGTTGTTGTTAACGGAATGAATGACAGACTGTTCAAGGTTAAGGCATACGCACAGGACTCGATATCACTACAGAAGAAGACCAAGTATCAGGACATGATACAGGCTGACATGTTGTCAAAGGATATTCTTACAGATATCAAGAACAACCTAGGAGTTGATGCGTTTGACACAAATCCAGAGGAGCTTCCAGAGAACGACGAGGAGCTTGCTCTATACATGGAGCTTAAGTACAAGCCAGCTATAGAGATTGCAGAGGAGGAGGCAATCAACACGATTCTAGATCAGAATAAGTACAACGAGACAAGAAAAAGAATAGACTACGACATTGCCACGCTAGGAATTGGTGTTGCAAAGCACATGTTCCTTCCAGGAGCAGGTGTTAAGATTGAGTACGTAGATCCAGCAAACATAGTATACAGCTACACAGAAGATCCAAACTTTAAGGACTGCTTCTACTGGGGAGAGATAAAGACAGTTCCAATAACAGAACTTGTAAAGATAGACACTACCTTAACTAATGAACAACTTGAAGAGATTTCTAAGTATAGTCAGTCTTGGTACAACTATAATAATTCATCCCAGTTTTATAATAACAGCCTCTTTAGTAAGGACTCTGCTACACTGTTATATTTTAACTATAAGACTACCAAGAAGATAGTATACAAGAAGAAGAATCTAGACAATGGAAACTTCAAGATAATAGACAAGGAAGACACGTTCAATCCTCCACAGGAGATGATGGACGAGGGTAACTTTGAAAAAATAGAGAAGACTATAGACGTTTGGTACGATGGTGTTATGGTTATGGGAACTAACATAATGCTTAAGTGGGAGTTATCAAGAAATATGGTAAGGCCTAAGTCCGCATCTCAGCATGCAATTCCAAACTATGTGGCTGTTGCTCCAAGGATGTACAAGGGAGCTATAGAGTCATTAGTAAAAAGGATGATACCATTTGCTGACCTTATACAGGTTGTACACCTAAAGCTACAGCAGGTTATATCTAAGGTTGTACCTGACGGTGTATTCATTGACGCTGACGGTATTAACGAGGTAGACCTTGGTACTGGATCGGCATACACGCCAGAGGACGCACTTAGACTGTACTTCCAGACTGGTAGTGTTATTGGTAGGAGCTACACAGGAGATGGTGAGTTTAATAACGCAAGGGTTCCTATCCAGGAGCTTAACTCTAACAGTGGACAGGCCAAGATATCTAGCCTTGTAGGAAGCTACAACCACTACCTAGGAATGATTAGGGATGTAACAGGACTTAACGAGGCACGTGACGGCTCTATGCCAGATCCAAACTCTTTGGTTGGAGTACAGAAACTAGCGGCACTTAATTCGAATACAGCTACAAGACACATACTAGAGTCTAGTCTATACATAACTAAGACTCTGTCTGAGGCTATATCTTGTAGGGTTGCTGACATACTAGAGTACTCAGACTTTAAGGAGGAGTTCATCCTTCAGATAGGTAAGTACAACGTGAGTATACTAGAAGATATAAAGGACTTACATATACACGACTTTGGTATATTTATAGAGGTTGCACCAGACGAAGAGGAGAAGGCTCAGCTAGAGGCTAACATTCAGATGGCTCTGTCTAGGGACGCTATTTATCTAGAGGATGCGATAGACATCAGAGAGATCAGAAACCTTAAGCTGGCTAACCAGTACCTTAAACTTCAGAGAAAGAAGAAGGAGGAGACCATTCAGAAGAACCAACAGGCTCAGCAGGAGATGCAGGGCAAAATTCAGCAGCAGTCACAACAAGCTGCAGCTCAGAACGCGTTGCAAGCAATACAGGCAGAGACACAGTCTAAGATGCAGATCAAGCAGGCAGAGGTAGGATTTGATATTGAGAAACTTAAACAAGAGGCCCAGCTTAAGATGGAATTAATGCAGATGGAGTTTAATCTACAGATGCAACTAAAGGGCGTTGAAACAGAACAGCTTAATCAGAAGGACACACTTAAGGAGAAGGCTAAGGACAAGAGAATAAGCATACAGAACACACAGCAGTCAAAGCTAATTGATCAGCGTAAGAATAATCTTCCACCAGTAAACTTTGAGTCAAACGAGGATAGCTTGGATGGATTCGATATGGCTGAATTTGAACCAAGATAAATAACTAACTTTGCAAAAAAAATGAAGACAGCAGCCTGGACACGAAAAGAGGGTAAGTCAGAAACTGGAGGATTAAACGCTAAGGGTGTAGCATCCTATAGAAAAGAGAACCCAGGAAGTAAGTTAAAGATGGCCGTAACGAAGAAGCCATCTGAATTAAAGCCAGGAAGTAAGGACGCAAATCGTAGGAAATCATTCTGCGCTAGAATGTCTGGAATGCCAGGACCAATGAAGAAACCAAACGGAGAACCAACAAGAAAAAAACTTGCGTTAGACAAGTGGAATTGTTAAAACAAATAAAATGAGTACAGTACCATCAGGAACAAGATTTATAGGTATAGCAGAAAATGTTAACCTTACAGAAAGAAAGTCAGCAGTGTTGAATACAGAAACACAGCCTTATACTATTCAAGATATAGCAGACACAGTTGGTGTTGGAGCACAGGGACCACAAGGAGTTCAAGGACCAGCAGGACCTCTAGGACCAGTTGGACCAGCTGGATTAAACTGGCAAGGGGCATGGGTATCAGGAACGTCTTATGTTGCAGATGATGCTGTAGGATATGGAGGAGCGTCTTACTTCTGTATACTAGCAACTTCTGGAACTACAACTCCAAATCTAGCTACAACAAACTGGGCACTGTTAGCCTCTCAAGGAGCACAAGGTATTCAAGGTGTACAAGGACCAACTGGAGCGCAGGGAGCATCTGGTGGAGCTGGAACATTACAGCAGACTGTTGATAATGGAAACGAAGTAAACGATGGTTTTGGAAACATAACTAAAATTTATAGCGGAGCAATAGAAACTATAGATATAGCTGGACGTATAACTATTGGTTCTGATGTGGATTTACAAAAAGGAATTTATACTGCTAAAATATACAACCCAGGTAATCATACAGCAAATAGAACATATACATTGCCTAATGCTTCAGGAACTGTTGCTTTAGAGGATTATAAAGTGTATTCAGCTTTGATATCTCAATCAGGAAGTTCAGCTCCAACAGCTAAGGTTCTTAAAAATACAACAGGTGCAACTTTTTCATACTCAAAACTAACCGATGGATATTACGGAATTACAGCATCATCTGATGTTTTTACAACAGATAAGACAGCACTTGTATATAGTTTAAATTCAAGTGGAATATATCCTAGTGCAATTATGACTTTTTATAAGTCTGGACCAACATCTTTTGTAATAGAAACTTTATATTCATCAAATAATGCAGATAATATTATGAAAGATACTTTTATAGAGATAAGAGTATACAATTAAAATTAAATAAATCAAATCAAATGGAAAATTTCACAGTTAGAGACTTAGGTGTCTCTGAGCAAAAGTCTATTCAAGAGGTAGAGCAACAGTTGTTAGATCAACACGAGGAAAAGTTTAGTCAGAATATTCAACAGGAGGATCCGATTATTACAACTGAACAAGTTGAAGAGGTAGGACTAAAGGATGAGGATGTACTGTCGTACATTAAGAACAGATACAATAAGGAGGTAACATCAATTGATGAGTTATTTCAAAAGAGGGAGGAAACAGAGGAGTTGCCAGGCGACGTATCTGCATACTTCAAATATAAGAAAGAGACTGGACGTGGGATAGAAGACTTTGTTAAGTTAAACAGGGACTATAGCTCAATGGATTCAGACTCATTGTTGGCAGAGTACTACTCACAGACAGATGAAGATCTGGACGAGGAGGATATCGCTTATATGATTGAGGACAAGTTCTCGTACGACGAGGACCTAGACGATCCAAAGGATATCAAGAAGAAGGAACTCGCCAAGAAGAAAGAGCTTGTTAAGGCCAAGAAGTACTTTGAGGATTCAAAGGAGGCATATAAGATACCAGTTGAGTCAGCTGGAGGTCTTGTCTCTGAAGATGAGAAGGAGACTTACAACGCCTACAAGAAATATGTTCAAGATTCGCAGAGTCAACAAGAAGAAAATTACAGAAAATCTGAGTATTTTCAAAAGAAGACGGAGGAGCTTTTCTCTGATGATTTCAAAGGTTTTGATTTCGTTATAGGAGATAAGACAGTTAAGTTTTCACCTGGAGATGTTAAGGAGACTAAGAAAATTCAGTCAGATGTTTCAAACTTTATATCTAAGTATATAGATGCAAATGGAATGATATCTGATCCTGTTGGTTACCACAGATCATTAGCAGCTGCTATGAACCCAGAGAAGATGGCCACGTTCTTTTACGAACAGGGCAAGGCTGAGGCGTTATTAGATAATGCAAGAAAAATTAAGAACATTGATATGGATACTAGAAACGTACCACAATCAATCAGCCAATCTGGTTTTAAAGTTGTAGCTACTGAAAGTGATAGCGGAAGAGGACTAAAAATAAAAAGTAATAGAAACATTTAAAACACAAAAACATGCCAGCACAAGTAGCAAGTACCCCAGGGTTCGCATTACAGCCAAGCGCAACGAGACAAACTCTTGCGACAAATTACATCACTGACTTCAACTTCTTGAATCAGTACCTTCCAGACACGTACGAGAAAGAATTCGAGCGTTATGGAAATCGCTCAGTAGCATCTTTCTTAAGAGCTGTTGGAGCAGAGATGCCATCTACATCAGACCTTATCAAGTGGGCTGAACAAGGGCGTCTACACACTAAGTACGTAAACTGTGCCTCTGGAGCAGCAGCTGGAGCTGATACTGCAACAATCACAGTTTCTGACACATTGATCCCATCTTCTAACCAATCTGGTACTTCTAGAATTGCTTTTAAAGTTGGTCAAACAGTATTGATCTCTGACAACGCGTCTTCAAAATCAAACAAGGGTATCATCACAGCTGTTGCTTCTGGTGCAAACACATTCGACGTTGCATACTACGCAGCTGCAGGACAAACATTTGCATCTACAGATACTGTAACTTGTTTTGTTTACGGTTCTGAGTTCAGAAAAGGAACAGAAGGAATGGTTCAGTCTGTTGAGGCTTCTGACTCTATCTTCTCTAACAACCCAATCATCATCAAAGACAAGTACGCTGTTAGTGGATCTGATATGGCTCAGATTGGATGGATTGAGGTTACAACTGAGAATGGAGCTACAGGATTCTTGTGGTACATTAAATCAGAGCACGAGACTCGTCTACGTTTCGAGGACTACTTAGAGATGTCTATGATCGAGGCAGTTCCTGCTGAGGCAGATTCTGGAGCTAAGGCTACTACATCTGTAGGAAACAAAGGATCTGAGGGTATGTTCTACGTTATTGGAAACAGAGGTAACGTATTCAGTGGTGGTAACCCAACAGCATTGTCTGATTTTGATGAGATCATCAAGAGACTTGACAAGCAAGGTGCTATCGAAGAGAACGTATTGTTCATCAACCGTCAGTTCTCTTTTGACATTGACGATATGTTAGCATCTCAAAACTCTTACGGAGCAGGTGGTACATCTTATGGTTTGTTTGATAACGACAAGGAGATGGCATTGAACTTAGGGTTCACAGGTTTCCGTAGAGGTTATGACTTCTACAAGACTGACTGGAAGTACTTAAATGATGCAGCTCTTAGAGGTGGTATCGTTGGTGGTGCTATCAATGGTGTATTAGTTCCAGCTGGATCTACTACAGTATACGATCAAGTTCTTGGTAAAAACGCTAAACGTCCATTCTTACACGTACGTTACAGAGCTTCTGAGACAGAAGACAGACGTTACAAGACTTGGATCACAGGTTCTGCAGGTGGAGCACAAAACTCTAGCTTAGATGCAATGGAGGTTCACTTCTTATCTGAGAGAGCTTTATGTACATTAGGAGCTAATAACTTCTTCTTGTTCACAAACTAGAATAGTTAGGGATGCGGCGGTAATCGCCGCATTCTTTTTAATAAATTAAATCACATCAAATGAAAAATCAAGCAGTACCAGTAGATAAGATCTACATTTTAAAGGGAGACTCAACTCCACTTACTTACATGTTGTCGTCAAGAAACACACGTAGAGCACCTCTACTTCACTTCGATGGAACATCAAACAGGGCATTACGTTATGCCGTAAATCAAAAATCACCATTCGAGGAAGAACAGGACGGAAACTCTATACTAGAGCCAATTGTTTTTGTTGATGGGGCACTAATTGTTCCTAAAACAAATCCAGTTCTACAACACTTCTTATCTCTACATCCAGGATATGGAGATGTATTCGAAGAGGTTAACAATGAGCAGAATGCTGCAAGCGATATCGAGTACTTTAATGCAGAACTAGATGCTCAGTTAGCAGCTAGAGACTTAAATGTTGAGATGCTAGAGGCAGTTGCTAGAGTTTTATTAGGGGCAAACATCGAGAAGATGTCTACAGCAGAGCTTAAGAGGGACGTGTTTGTTTACGCTAGGTCGTACCCATCAGACTTCTTGAGTATGCTTAACGACCCTATGTTGAAGCTACAGAATACCTGCGCTAAGTTCTTTGAGTATAATGTGATCGTTATGAAGAATAAGGATAGAGACATTTACTTTAACTTACCACAGAATAAAAAGAAGGTTCTAACCGTCCCATATGGGGAGGATAAAAATTATATACTGGCGTCATACCTTCAGACAGACGAAGGGATTGAGGTCCTTAAGTTATTAGAAAATAACGTAAAATAATTCAAACTAAACACTCCAAAATAAGGGGTGTTTTTTTTTGTTATCTTTGTAAAAAGTTTTTAATAATGATAGACTCAGTAAGAAGTACTGTGCTGTCTGCTGTGAACAAGAGTAACTTTGGGTACATAACACCAGATGACTTTAATTTATTTGCTAAGCAGGCACAGATAGATATATTTGAAGATTATTTTTACCAGTACAACACCTGGATAAATAAGATGAACAATAGACAGTCTGGTACTGGATATGCAGACATGGTCAAACTTGCTGAGGAGGTTATAGATAGCCTCTCTTCAACAGTTACACTTGCATATGATACAGATAAATTTGAACTTCCTAGTGACTACTACTACGTAAATACAATTAGATACGGTTCTAAGGAGATAGATAGGATATCACACGACAAGGTTCTGAACCTTTTATCTTCAAACCTTACGTCTCCGTCTAAGTTATACCCAGTGTATACTCAGGAGGGTAACAATATAACTGTCTATCCAGACACAATTATAAACAACGTTAAGTCTCAGTACATAAGGATTCCAAAGGATCCAAAGTGGACATACATAATGGTGAACGGATCTCCTGTATTTAATCAAAACAATGACTACCAGGACTTCGAACTTCCGTCTACAGACGAGCCGTTAATAGTAGCTAAGATACTTAAGTACGCTGGTCTGTCTATAAGAGAGGGAGATGTGTACCAGTTTGGTACTAATGAGCAGAATAGTAATAAACAAATACAGGGGTAATAATGGCATACTTAACTGGATATCAATACTATGAGAACTCTGGAGGAAATCCAGAAGGTGAGAACTGGGGTTCGTATCAGTACACATCATTGGATGATATTGTGAATAACTTTATGCTGATGTACGTCGGAAATGATAAGTTAATTAATAACATATCTAGATACAATGTATTATTTCACGCAAAGAGAGGAATACAGGAGGTAAATTACGACGCGCTCAAGGAGATAAAGGTTCTTGAGATAAGCATATGTGACGACCTTAAGTTCGTACTGCCAGACAACTACGTAAACTACGTAAGGATATCCTTATACAAGGACGGGGTTCTTCGTCCACTTACAGAGAATATTCAGACAAACTATAGCAACAGTTACCTTCAGGATAACAACTGTAGGATATTATTTGATGAAGATGGAGATGTCTTAGAGGGAACATCTATAATGGATAATGATAGGATTACAAACCAACAGAGAACAATGTACCCAGGATCTGGTCCATTCAGTGGAAGAGAGGGGTTCAACTACAACGGTATGTGGTACTTCGACTACCCTATAGGGTCTAGGTTTGGGCTTAACACTGAGACTGCTAATATAAATCCTACATATAGAATAGACAAGAAGTCTGGAGTTATAAACTTTGGATCTGGAATGGCAGGAGAGCTGTGTATACTTGAGTATGTGTCAGACGGAATGGAAGAAGGAGACGACTCAAAGATAAGCATAAACAAGATGGCCGAGGAGTTTCTGTACGCTCACATAAAGTACCAGATACTGTCATCTAAGCTAGGCGTGCAGGAGTACGTTGTACAGAGAGCCAAGAAAGAAAGAACAGCAATACTAAGGAATACCAGAATAAGACTCGGAAACATTCACCCAGGAAGACTTCTTATGAACATGAGAGGCAAAGATAAATGGATTAAATAGGTATGGCAGATGGACTAAATACAGCTGAGGCATTATTCTACGCTGGAAGAATGAACAAGGACCTTGACGAGAGATTCATAAAGGATGGTGAGTACATAGACGCCTTGAATATAAGGATCGGATCTACAGAACTAGGTGCTTCAAGCAACTCAGATCTTGGTAGTATTGGTGCTATAGAGAACTCAAAGGGAAACACTTCGTTAACAGACATACAGTACGTAAGTAGTGACGCAAAGTGTATAGGAGCGTACGATGATAGTGCTAACGAGACTATATACTGGTTTGTAACATCTACTGATGCCGACCTTGTGCTCTCGTATAATGTAGACAATGGTGCTACAATATACCACCTAGTATCTTTGTCATTAAATCCTATTTTAAAATTCGATAAGGATTACCTTATAAATGGTATAAATAAGATTGACGACTTATTATTTTGGACGGACAACTTGAACCCTCCAAGGAGAATTAATGTAAAAAGCAGTTACGCTACATTTGATGAGAGTGACATATCTGTAATAGTTGCTCCACCTATGAGCGCTCCGAAAATTTCATTGTTCAATGTATTAGGAGAGGAGAACTATATGTTAGATAAGTTTCCTTCATTTTGTTATAGATACAGATACCTTGACGGAGAGTATAGTGCACTATCTCAGTTCTCAGACATAGCATTTGAGCCAGGAGAGTTTGAGTTGGACTATTCTAGATTTGTTAATGTTGGAATGACTAACTCGTTTAATTCAGTAAATATAACTTTTAATACTGGACCAAAACAAGTTGTAGGTATAGATATATGTTTTAAATTGTCAGACTCAAATATTGTAAATGTAATAGAGAAGTTTGACAAGAAAAAAGAACAGTGGGCTAATAATAGAGAAAGGTCGTTAGTATTTACAAATAGAAAGATATATACAACCCTTCCTGAGAGTGAGCTACTTAGATTGTACGATAATGTACCTAGAATTGCAAAGTCTCAGACATCTATTGGTAACAGAATAATGTATGGGAACTATGTGGATGGGTATGATGTAGGTGAGATAAATTATTCATTAGACGTTATAAGCACAAATTCAGAAAATAATCTATTACCAGTTACATATACAACTGGATCTGCGTATACAATAGATCCAGGATCTACAAAGAGTGTACCTAAGTCTGTGTTAAATATAGATTTTACAGATTATTCACTAAAAAAAGATTACGTACTATCTATAGAATTTAATATTGTAGGTGATTCATTTTCAGGAAATTCAAATTTTAATACTACTACGTCTCCTGCTCCAAACAATGACTTTTCTTTTTCTTTTTCTTTTTTATTAGAACAAGACTACGACTCAGTTTTTCAAATGGCTACAAGCCAGGAGTTTATAGATGCCATATCTACACACGAGTTGTATGCAGATTCAGCAGATGGGATATCATTAACAGACTTCTTTAATGCTGATAAGGTGGCTAAGCCAGATGATGGAACATATCCTCAGTGGAACGATATAGATAGTGGGATATTTAGTACAAATGGAGCCTTCTTAATAACTGCTATTCCAGGAAGTAATATAATTGGAATACAGTGTCCTGCCGTTAAATTTGAAACAGAGTTTCCAACAGGAACATTTTTATACGCTTATCAATACTATAATAATTCAATTACTGACGTATTCTTTAGTAAGTTAGGAGCTAAGAGAAGTCTTCATAGTAATAGGGACTACGAGGTTGCTATTGTGTATATGGACAACTACTTAAGAAGTTCAACGGCACTTGTAGATACAGATAACACAGTTTTTATAGATGCTGTTAACTCTGATTATACAAATAACATTAGAGCCACAATAATAAGCAAGGCTCCTAGTTGGGCTACTAAATACAAGTTTGTTCTAAAGCAGTCTGTATCTTCTTATCAAATAGTGTATACAAATTTATTTTTTATAGATGATCTTGGTAACACTTGGTTTAAGTTAGACGGAGATAATAGACAGAAGGTAAGTGAAAATCAAACACTTATAGTTAAGAGAGATACAAATGGAGTTGTTAAGAACTTAGTAAATACTACTGTACTTGAACTAGTTACACAGGGTGCGAATTTTATAGCTGGAAACGAAAATAGTAACAGTGAAGCTATATCAGAGCCAGCTGGTCTATATATGAGGCTTCGTCCATCTGGATTCACAGCTGAGTACGATCCTAACTCATTTAAAGATAATGGTAGTTCAGGGTCAGAAGATAGAGTCTCTTATTATTTTGATGAGTTGAATCCAGCATATATTCCAGGCCCAACTCCTGGTATTAGTGAAACAAATAGAAAGTACAGGCCATACGCAGTTCCAGCAGGAAGTCAGATATCTTTTAAGATAAGTATGGGAAGGGGAGGTACTGGTGGTAAGTGTCAAGACTTTGGATATACTTTTTCTAAGAATTATGTGTCATCAAAGGACTATAATAATATGTTCGAGTGGTTTATTGGAGATAAAGTAAATGTAACTACAGGAGAGTTTAGAGGAGCAGGAGAAGCAAATCCAGAACAAGAACAATACTATGATTTTCAAACTTGGACTAACGGTACAACTGGAAACTCTGGTAATGGAACTAGTTATTATTTTTGGCAGGCAGAGAATGCTGCTCAAGGAGATACATTTATTGATCCATATGGATTAGATTATGAACAGGGAAGACTTAAGTTTACAGCTACAACTGGAGTTCCTTGCTGTAGGTGTGGTGGAATAAATCCAAAACGTTCTTTTGTAGATATACATGTAACAGTTCAGACAGGTTCTGGAGCACTTATATTTGAGACTCAACCAGAGCCGTCAAATGGTGAGATATACTACGAGAACAGTCAGAGTTTTGATATAATTGACGAATACCACATGAGTGGTAATGGAGATAATGATCAGAACCAGACCGCAACACAGGACGCGATTATAGACCTAGACTTCTTTAACTGCTTCTCATTTGGAAACGGTGTAGAGAGTTATAAGGTATACGACTCACTTACTGGGGTTCCTTTCTACTTAGGTAGCAGGGTTACTGCTGTGTCTCAGGAGGACTTCAAGGAAGCTAAAAGATACGCTGGTATTACCTATAGTGGTATATATAACTCAGAGACAAATCTAAACAAACTTAACGAGTTCAATCTTGCACTCGTGAACTGGAAGGACTGCGAGAAGTCGTTTGGTCCAATTAACGTGCTACACGGAAGGAAGACAGATGTGCTTGTTCTTCAAGAGGATAAGGTTTCAAATGTGTTAGTTGGTAAGAACTTACTTTCTGATGCAGCTGGTGGTGGAGCAATAACAGCTACACCAGAGGTCCTTGGAACTCAGATAGCTAGGATAGAGGAGTACGGAATAAGTAGTAACCCAGAGAGCTTTGTTGTGTATGGTTACGACTCGTACTTCACAGACACTAAGAGGAACGTGGTTCTTAATCTAAAGGGTGAGGATTTGATTCCTATATCTAACACTGGGATGAGTAGCTGGTTTAGGAATAAGTTTAAGGACAGGGTTGGATACCAGAATATTGGAGGTTACGACCCGTATATGAAGGAGTACGTACTATCTCTTAGTGATAATAAGTTACCGTCAGAACCAATAGTGTATAACTGTGGAACAACAATATCTCAGCAAAATACATCTACACCATCATTTTTTTATGTTGAGGTTGGAAGTATAATTGGCGATGTTGATATAGACTATAACTTCTCTAGCGGAAGCTCTGCCATAATTGTTAGGTATAATGGAGCTGTGGTTGTAGACAGAACAATTACTGGGACTGGTTTCTATTCGTTCTATAAAACACTGGTAGATCCAACTATAATAGAGGTGGAGATGTATCCTGTTGATGCTACTTATAGCATACTATTTAATTGTGCAGCATCTGAAGAGATAACAGTAGTTAGAGTTGTTTTAAACTCTGTTGATGACATAGGAAAGACCATACATAATAACTATAACTGGACACTTGGGTCTCACACAAGTATTACCAACACAGACTTTATAACAATGGAGAGCGATACTGTGTCTCTATACGATACGGATACAGAGATGGCTTCGTTTGGAGTTATACCTGCGTTTGGAAGTACGGTTAAGATGAGCTCTAATAAACTTACTGGAGACACATTTGTCTTTAATAACAGTGATTTCAAGTACCTAATATCCGATACACTATACTCAGAGGGTGAGGTTGACCTATTAAAGTATGAGTTAGACGTGGCTAGTCCAGTGTTTAACCCTTCAACTGGAAACTACGAGGCTAGTTTTGACTACATCAATCCAAATAGAGAAAAGTATCTATACCTTGTGTGGGATTATATGATAAGTACAGAGATAGACCTATGTTACGACGAGTTGTATTTTACTCAAGCATGTATTGATTGTTATACTGGATCTATCCCTAGTGTAATAACAACAAGCCTATCTAGCATAGCTAGTACTACAGCAACATCTGGTGGGACAATACTTAGTGGTGGTGGATCTAATATAACTGACAAGGGAGTTGTATGGAGTACGTCTCCAAACCCAACAACAAGCCTTCCAACGAAGACAAATGATGGAACTGGTACTGATTCATTTATTAGCTCTATTACAGGGCTTACACCTAGTGTTACATACTACGTTAGGGCATACGCTATAAATGGAGTTGGAACTGCTTATGGAAATGAGTTATCTTTTACATCAGCGGTACCTGCGTTGCCTACGGTAAAGATTTGCGATCAGACTTGGACACTATATAATCTTGATGTTACAAAATATAGAAATGGAGATGATATTCCACAAGCAGCTACTGATGCAGATTGGTTAGATAAAGGTGCAAATGGAATAGGAGCCTGGTGTTATCCAAACAACGATCCAGCAAATGGTCCAATATATGGTAAGTTATATAACTGGTATGCAGTGAATGACACTGCCCATGGTGGGTTAGCACCTGTAGGATACCATGTTCCATCAGATGCAGAATGGACTACATTAACCAATAATTGTTTAGGTGGAGAAAGTGTAGCAGGTGGTAAAATGAAATCAACAGGTACAGTAGAAGCAGGTACTGGTTTGTGGTATAGCCCTAACACAGGCGCTACAAATTCTAGTGGTTTTACAGGTATTCCTGCAGGTAATCGAAGTTCAGTTGGAGCGTTCCTAACAGCATTTAGAGGGGGTGGGGCTTGGTGGAGTTCTTCAGAGTACAATGAATTCCAAGCCTTTTGGCGCTACATGATTTACAATACAGATAATGTTACTAGTTTCAACGCTAATAAAAGAAATGGTTTATCAGTAAGACTAATAAAAGATTAAATATGATTGTATATATAAACTCGGCAAGTTTTTCAAACGCAACGTCAGTGTTCCTAAACGAGTTGCTAACTATTATAGCTCCAGACGGGTTTTACTCAGATGGACTGTACTACAGACAACAAATAAATGGTAACTTAATAGATCTGCTTCCTTGCGTTGGTATAGACACTGTATCTATAACCAATATAGCTGAAACCACAGCAACATTTAATGGTGACTTTGTAAACAACGGAGGTGATGTCAACGCTATAAGAGGATTCGTCTATGGCACAAGTACTAACCCTACTACAGCAAATAGCGTTATAACAGACACTGTAAGGGGTCAGGGAGTGTACTCGTTAAATGTTACTGGACTAACATCTGGAGTTACCTACTACGTAAGGGCTTACGCTATAGTGTTTGGAGAGACTCTATATGGGGATCAGTTAACATTTACAACCGTTATTATTGATCCTTGTGCTGCGTATACAATAGGTCAATTAGCATTAGGTGGTATCATTGCATATATTTTACAACCAGGTGATCCTGGATATAACGCAGGAGTTTGTCATGGGCTTGTTGCAACTGAAGCAGATTTTCCATTTCCTGCACCATGGGGATGTAGTGGAACATTACTTATAGGAGCAGATGGAACAGCAATAGGAACAGGAGAGCAAAATACTGTTGATATTACATCAGGGTGTTTAACACCAGGTATTGCTGCAAAAGTATGTCTTGATTTAGTAGAAAATACTTACAATGATTGGTATTTACCAAGTAAGGATGAATTAAATAAATTATACTTAAATAGAGTTGCAATTGGAGGTTTCTCTACTACAGTTTATTGGAGTTCTAGTGAAGTTAGTCTAGATTATGCATGGTCTAAAGATTTTACTAGTGGAGTAGATATAAATAGTATATTTAAAATGAATTCTATGCCTATTCGTCCTATAAGATCTTTTTAATAATAATAACAATATGGCAAACACACTAGTATACAGCGAGGCTTCAAAGGGTTGGCCGTCATTCTTCTCTTACGAACCAGAGAAGATGATTGGGATGAACAGCTACTTCTACACATTTAAGGGTGGCAATCTGTGGAGACACAACGTAAACGAGACAAGGAACAAATTCTATGACGCACCGCCACCATATATATCAAAGGTAGCTGGGGTATTCAACGTGCAACCAAATGTTGTGAAGAACTTCAACACGTTTGTTACAAACAACGACACACCTTGGGACTGTACGTTCTACACGGATCTTTCTAAGGGTACTGCCTCTAAATCTCAATTTACTGAGAAGGAGGGAGGATACTTTGCGTATATACGTGGGGCTTCAAATAGTAACGACCCTAAGCTGAGGTCTAACCACGGTATTGGTGTGCCAACATCTGTTGATACGTCTAATCCAACTGAAGTTGTTGTAACATTTGCAGGAGATATAGGGAGTATTATAAGCACAGGTAGTGACGTATACGCTGGAGAGATAGTATCTGATGCAGTGCCGTCAACACGGTTAATAGGACCTGTTATGTCAAGAACAAACAACTCTATAACAATAGACTGCACGGTTTTTGGTGGAAGTCTTCCGCTTGTAACTGACATGGTGATATGCTCTAAGAACCTACAGGCTGAGTCTTATGGACTGAGGGGGTACTTCATGCAGTTTGAGTTAGAGAATACCGCAACCAGTAGGGTACAGTTGTACAATGTGCAGTCAAGTATTTTCAAAAGTAATCCTTAAAAATTCACTACCTTTGCAGTATGTATATACGAAAGTTAGAGCATAGCGACTACGACGAGATACTTACAAAGTGGTGGAAGGACTGGAGATGGTCGGCACCTCCAAGGGATTTTCTTCCAGAGGATGCAACAGGAGGTCTAATTATATACGACGAAGAGGTTCCAGTTTGCGCTGGATTTGTCTACATGACAAACTCTAAGGTTGGATGGGTTGAGTTCGTGGTTTCAAATATAGAGTACAAGGACAAGGAGAACAGGAAGTTGTACCTGTCAACTCTTGTTAACTCGCTAGGGAATATACTAAAGAACGTAGGGGCAAAGTACACGTACGTGTCTCTAAAGAACGAGAGTCTAATAAAAATATACGAGGAACTTGGGTACGTTAAGGGATCCAAGGGATGTTTTGAAATGATAAAACAATTATAGAATGGCAGTAGTAACAGGATTAGCTATAGCAGCAGTAGGAACAGCAGCGTCAATAGGGATGAACCTATCGGCAGCGGCAAAGCAGTCAAAGGCTCAGTCTGCGGCAGAGCAGGCAGCTGGTGAGGCTGCAGCAAAGGCAGAGGCAGAGTACCAGAAGGAGTTTGCAGGTGGAGTACAGCTACCTATGGAGGCCTACCAGCAGGCTGGAAGAGAGAACACAGCACAGCAGATGCAGTCGTTACAGGCACTACAGGAGGCAGACACACGGTCACTTGCCGCTGGAGTTGGTAAGGTTCAGGCAGCAGCCACAGAGGCTCAGGCTGGAATAACAGATAAGATGAGGGAAGACCTGTTTTCATTAGAGTCTACTCAGATGAAGGAGAAGATGGCAAACAGGGACCAGATAGCTAGAATGAATGAGGAACGTGCTAAGGGAGCACAGATAGCTGCGGCAAATGCAGAGGCAGCTAAGATGAAAGCCTATGGAGGGATAGCGTCTAGCTTATCTGGATTAGGACAAACGGCATTACAGTCAGCTCCTTTGTATGGGACTTCAACTCCACCAACTGCTGGTTCTTTTTCTAGTAATCCAGCAAATCAGTTACCAACTAGTTTAAGTGGGTTTACAAATAGTACGCCTAGTGCATTTAATCCACCTCAGGTACCAGGTCTTACATCTCCATCTGTTTTAGCTAGTGGGTATGACTTTAATAAGCCGTTATATACTTTTAATAACATAAAATAAATGGAATACTACGGATATAAGGACAGAGGTGAGGCAGGTAACCCTATAGTTGACTGGGGTAAGATTGCAAGTGACCTTACACAGAATCTAACAAAGATTGAAGAGGGTAGGGAGGCAAAGCGTAAGGAGATCGATGAGGTAACTCAGGGCTTTGTTGACGAGATAGGCAAGGTTGACTTTGGTCACAGCCAGTCTATGGGCACATTCATTCAAGACTCTGCCAACTCTACCAAGCAGTACACACTACTACAACAGAAGTTACTCAAGCAGGGTAAGATAGATCCTAACCAGTACAAGATGAACCTTCAGAATCAGAAGGACTCCTGGAATTCATTCACCAATGTAACAAAGAACTGGAACTCTAACTACGACAGGTTTGTGGATATGCAGGCCAAGGGACTAGTTGGACAGCAGGCCGCTGACCAGATGGAGTTGCTAGGTAACATGCAGAACTTCCAGAACAAGAAGTCATTCATTGATCCAGCTAGTGGTAACCTATACGTTGCTGAGTATGACAAGGAGGGTAAGATAGATACAACAAAGTTTCAGCCACAGAGCGCAACTGGTATGTTTAAGATTATGGGAGATATTCCTACAAAAGTAAATATTACAGCTGAGGTTGCTAAGAATAGTAAGATAGCAGAGTTCAAGAAGATGACTGCTGGAATGATGGTATCAGATCCAACAGCAAGACCAGAGTACACAAAAATGGCAGATCAGGTTGCTAACAGCGTACTGTCTTCAGACAGAGCTATTGGAAGCGTTCTTATGGACACTGTGGGTGGATATACGACAACATACCAGCCAGATCCTAGTAAGTATACAGACGAAGAGAAGACAGCCGCTAAGGCAGGAAAACTGATCGTATACAAGAGAGACGGAACTGGAAACTATAACCCAGCTGACTTTACACAAGCACAGATGGAAGAGGCTAGAAAGGCTGTTAAGGACAACCTAAGATCACAGCTTGGATACGAGGCAGAGCCTATTAAGACTACAAGTAGTGGACGTGGTGGATCTGATAAAGGACTTACAGAAGCACAAAGATTAGCTCAGGAGGCTAAGCAGCCTATATTTGGTGATCCAACTCCAGATAAAGGAATGAAAGGAAAGACTGTTGTAGACGTTAGAAACGCTGCAATATCAATAGGAAAGAGTGGTGACGTTCAAAATATTACCGAGATAGGATACTCTCCAAAAAGGGGAGGTTTGTATTTATTGTATGATAAGTATACTGGAGTAAAGGATGAGTTTGATTTTGCTTCAGGTAAGAAAATGAATACAGTAGTTGTAAATGAAGGAGACGCTTCGTTTAGTTCTATATTAAAGCAACTAGGAGTTAATAAAAGTGAGTTTCAATACTTAAAACAAGGTGCTAAAACTGCTTCAGGTACACAGTCTGATTTTAATTCAAAGTGGGCTAAATTAAAGAAAGGTCAATCATTGGTAGGTCCTGATGGGAATACATACACAAAAAAATAATAAATGGAAGAAAATAATTTCGTACCGCCATCTGACGCAGTTGTAACTAAGTCTAAAAAAAGTAACTTTGTTCCTCCAACAGACGCTATATTAAAAAAAAAAGTAGATTCAAAGCCTCGTTCTCAAGAGGAACTGTGGGGATCAGACTCACAACCTCAAGATTTGTATACTTCTTTGGCTACAGGCGCACAGGAACCTCAACAGGAATCGGATGGTTTAGGTGGGCCGCCTAGTCCACCTGTAAAGAAGAAGCCTTCTGTACTATTTCCAGAGACTCCAATGGGACGTCCTGCATCTTCTGTTATGTATGAAACTAAACAGCCTGTACTAGTTGAGTCAACTCCATTTGAGACAAAACCTAATAAGTACTACAGAATGGTTTCTGACGAGAAGAAGGCGGTTGAGCAACAACTATCTGACCTTGAAGAAAGAAACACTAGACTAGGAAGAAGACCTGAGGACCTAACTACAGAGGGTACGTACCAGGCACTACAAAAACAGAAGGCTCAACTTGACCAAGAGTTCGAGCCAGCTCAGACAGCTATTAAGCAAATACAAAGGCAGGCTGCAGAAACTAACCAACCATTTGAAAGAATTGTTTACGGAGCTACAGATGGAAAGTATTCGTACTTCACGACTGATATAATAAATCTAAATAAAGACGTAGAGGATAAAATTATAGATAGATTTGATGACGCTCCAGAAGAGACTAAAAAAAAGTGGTACAAGGGAGCTCTTCCTGTTGAAGCCAAGGAGGCAATAATAAATTCAGCAAAGAATGAAGTACTTACTGACAAGTACAATATATTAAAAAAAGATGCAGATAACTACATTAAGAACATAAAGGATAATCCAGCTATTCCACTTGAAGAAAAGTTAAAATTTCAGAAGGAGTTTAAAGATAGTAGTGATGCATTTAATTCTCAGATAGCTTTAGATTACTCTGGTAAATTATTAAAGAATAACTTTAAGATAACAGACGCTAATAAGGGTATGGATGAGGCTATACTTAGCAAGTATAAAGGGTTTATACCAGATACAGTAGATGTATTATCTACTTTTGTAGAGGGTATGGGTCAGGTTGGTGCTAAGGTAGCAACTGGTATTCCTAGTCTAGCTTTAATTGGAGCTGAAAGATTTAATCAGTTAACTGGAATATCTAAACCAGATGACTACACAGCGATAGAGGCTACAGAAGACTGGATAAACGACACTACAAATCTTAACTTTCTTCCTAGCTCTCAGACAAAAAGAGGAAACATTGTAGTTGATGGAGAATTTAATCCGAGTTATTATAGCATGACTAAAACTCTTGCAAAAACACTTCCGTTTACATTAAAGATAATGAGTGATGTAAAGAAGGGAAGAATAGACGGTACGCCTCAGTCAATGATATCTCAGTTAGTAAATCCAAAGTATAGTAAGGACTTTGCAGATAAGTTAAGGGTTGTTGAGACTGCGTACAAGGGCACTATTTCAGATAATTATAGAGAAGCTAAAGAGATGGGTATGGACGACTCTAAGTCATTCCTTTACGCCAATACTATGTCTTTGGCAGAGGGTGTTTCTGAGAATATTATGCCTGACTATAAGTACTTCGACTCTTTAACAGGATCAGCACTAAAGTCTGCGTTCAAGGGTAACTTAAAACAGGCAGTCACAAAGCAGGCGGCAAAGAATGTAACAAAGGACTTTTTTAAGAATTTTGTTCTAGAGACTGGAGAAGAAGAGGTTATACTAGCAACTGAGGATGCCCTTAAGTACTCACTACTACTAAACCACAAGAACTCTGAGTTCTTTAACATGAGTAGACAGAAGGAGTTAGTAGCTACAACTGCACTATTATCTGGAGCCTTGGGTACTGTTTCTACAAATCAAAAGTTTAAACAAAACAAGAAGGACTTATACAATAGCATCCATAGTAATATATACGATCTACAGGACGCTTTTCTTGATGAGATAGACTCTCCTTTAAACGATCAGAAGGCTAAGGAGGCCCTTATAACTGCATACAAGTTTGCTAATGACGTTTCAGTTGCAGTGTCTAACGCTCCAGAGAATGTAACCGCTGATCAGATAGACTTGCTAGTTCAAAAGAAGAACTTAGAGGAGAAGAAGAAGACCATAGATACAGCGTTCCATCCAGATATAAACGAGGAGATTACCGCTATAGACACTAAGATTAGAGAGTTGGCTAAGATTCCAGTTGCAGTAGAGGAAGTAACTCCTGCTGAAGTTGTAGTAGAAGAACCTGCAGTAGAAGAAGTAAAACCTACTGAAATAAAACCATCAGGGCAGAAGGTAACAGACGTTATAAACAGACCTGCCACGCTTGAGTCACAGGCTGGTGTCAAGTTAGAGACTCCTATCGAGGGGGACGTGTACCAGGAGGGTCAGAGGGTTATATTCGAGGACAAGAACAAGAAGGTATACGACCTTGGAAATATCGATGAGATATCTGACAAGACCGTAGAGGAACTAGGAATTAAGCCACAGGAGGAGATGGTAAGCGTCACTCTAGAGGGTAAGGTTAAGGTAGGAGAGAACGAATGGAACATGCAGTCTGATTTACCTAACTATGGTATCGAGTACGACAAGGATGGGAATGTAAAAGCTATATCACTAAAAGATGACGCTGGAAAGACCGTCATGTACGAGGGACAGGTTGCAGAGGACGCTGCGTATCAGGTTCTACTAAAGCAGACAGAGACACCAGAACAGAGACAAGCTATAAACGAAATATTAGAAAACGATGAAGAACTCAATCGACAACTTAGAGAGGCTGAAGAAGCTACCCAAGCAGCAGCAGCTGAAGTTACTGAGCCAGGTGCTCCAAAAACTCAAGCAGAACAGTACTCCGAAGAGCTAGACAAGACCAAGGAGTCTGATCCAGAGGCCTACTGGTCCGTAAGTCCAGTGTCAGCTGCAGATGCTGCCAAGGGAACCATTATAGACACACCTGATGGTGCCGCTATAGTTAAGCCTGATGGTGACATCGCTGGCCTATTCAAGAAGGCCACATCAAAGGCCAAGGGTGTTGCACAGGACCTACTAAAGAGAGCTATAGCTGCTGGAGGTAAGAAGCTGGACAACTTTGACACGTACCTTACGCCACAGTACATTAAGGCTGGATTCAGAGTAGTATCTAGAACTCCGTTCAATGAGGAGTACGCTCCTCCAGGATGGAACAAGGAACTACACGGAACACCAGATGTTGTTGCCATGGTCTACGACCCAGAGGGTAAGCTAGATATAGAGGAGAAGACGTTCGACGACTACGACGAGGCTATGGCTTACAGAGACTCTCTCCTTGAGCCTTCAGTTGAAACGGAGCTTGAGGGCCTAGCAAAACTATTTGATGAGAGTGACAAGGGCTTTAGAATGTCACAGGTTGACAAGGCCAAGGAGGCTCTAAAGGGAATCCTTCCTGGTGTCAAGTTTATTGTTCACGAGACTAACGATGCTTATAAGAATGCTACAGGAGAGTCAGGTTCTGGTGGTATGTATATATACAGTGCAGGAGGAGACAAGGTAATCCATATAAACAAACAGAAGGCAAACGGTAGGACTGTTGCTCACGAGGTGTTCCACGCTGTGATCCTAGACAAGATAAAGGGCGACAAGGCCGTTCAGGAGATAACCGCACGTATGGTTGACGCTGTCTACAAGACTGCAAGTCCAGAGTTAAGGGCTGAGCTGGACGCGTTCGCTGCAAGGTACTCAGACAAGACAATACGTGATGAGGAGAGACTGGCAGAACTTATCGGTATAATAGCTGACGGGTACCCAAAGATGTCTCCAGCTAACAAGAGTATAGTTAAGAGATGGTTAGACGCGTTGGCTAAGACATTTGGACTTAAGCCGTTCACAGACAACGAGGTTATAGATTTGCTCAACACACTAGCTGGAAAGATATCCACTGGTGAGGTTATTAGTGCGGAGGATGTTGCTATGTTTGATGAAGAAGGATCTGGTGGATTTGCTGGAGTATTTAAAATATCAAGACAACAAAAGGGAATTGAGGCTCCTAAAGCAAAAGATGATTCTAGAAGTTTTGTTAAGAATCTTGTTGAGGATGTAGATATTAGAGAATTCAATGGAGAGAAGTTTATTACTAATATGTATGACTATACAAATGCTGGAAAAACTGACTTAGGAAATGGATTTGAAATAAATCTTTTTGGAGGCAAAGGATATGTTCCATATATGATGGAATTAAATAATAAAAAGATAGGTGATGTTTCTAATCTAGCTGCATTTAACACTCAAGCTCAAGCAGAAACATTTATTAGAAACGCTGAAAAATCAGGCGCTAAATTATTTGCACCACACTCTGGAACAAAAGATCAGTCTTGGCAATTTCAACAACATACATTTGCAGAACTTGTTAATGTAGCTTTAGATAAGAATATACTTACAAATAAAGAATTGATAGATACGTTTAATAATTCAATAAAAGGTAGTAAGGCTCTTAAAGAAACTTTTTCTAAATTTTCAGATAGATATGGTAAAAAAATAAAAGATTTTAGTTCTTTTAAATCAGATCCTAAAAAAATAGTAGATCTATTAGATATTAAAAATAATCTTTCTCCAGACTTAAGAAAGGCACTTAATAATAGCATAGCATCAAATAAGAAATTTCAAGAAGCTATAGGTATTAAAAATAAAGAACAGTTTTTTAATAAAATAATGGACCCTTTAAATAACGGTGTTACTGGTGGAGAAATTATGGGTGTAGTAAAATTTGATCCTAATACATTTGAAGTAGTTGAAACAAAACCAGATGCAATAGATCATCATCCATCTTTTGGATATACATTGTTAGCTAAGATAAATGGTATATATCAACCAACTGAGTTTTATAAATCATATGATGTTACTGAGTCTTATACTAAATATAATACTAATGAAACAAAGGTATCTATAAAATCAGAAGACATTAAGTTTAATGAAAAAAATGTAACTAGTAGTGCAGGAGCAATTCCAAAAGTAGCTGAGTTTAAAATAAAACGCTCACAGGAAGTAACTAAAAAACTACAGCAGACTAATGACATTAACGAGATTGTTAGAATAGCCAAGGAGGCCAAGTACTCTGACGCTGCTATATCCACATTCCTTAAGGCTAAGGGGTTCTCTGATGCAGAGATAACTAGTGCGCTTGCTACTGATAGACCATCTGTAAATAAGATATACGAGGACAGTAAGAAGGCTATAGATGACAAGAAAAAAAGAGTATCTATAAAGGACCTTACTCCGTTCCTCAGGAAGTCACTTCTTGACAGACAGGCTTACATAAAGAGAGTAATAAACAGGATAGATAACAAGTCTGCTAAGAAGACTTATGACTTACTTGTAACAAAGGCTGGGGCGTCTGCACTTGCATCTGAAAGATTTAAGCGTGCAGAGAAGAAGATATACGGAGGACTAAGCTCTGAAGATGTGAGCACACTTGACAAGATTATATATGCCAAGAGGATGGTTGCAGTTAACGAGAGCAGAGCAAAGCTGGGTCTTGAACCATACAAGGGTATGGACGGGTACTCGATAGATGATGCCAATAGAGATCTTGCAGACTTTAAGAACTCACTAGGTGATAAGAAATTCAATGATCTGAGTAACAGAGCTACGGAATACTTTGATGTGTTTAAGTTAAACCTTAAGAAGTTGTACGAGTCTGGTAGGATCAGTGAGGAGACCTATGAGTCTCTAAAGGATACCGAGTACTCTCCAATAAAGACCATCAAGTACATCATAGGTGACAACCTAAGCGTTGATGAGATAGACACCCAGGCAAAGTCCTTGGGTATATCTAGAAACGATATAATGAAGTTGTCTGATAACAATGAGAACGAAATAATATTGGACTCTAAGTGGCTTCTTGCTATGAGTATAAATAGCGTAGAGGGTAGAGCATTTGAGAACAACATGCTGAGAGAGTTTGACAAGGCCATAAAGGAAGCAACTCCAGAAGAGAAGAATGCATTTGAGGATATAATACTTGACAACCCAGTTGTAGGAACCAAGAAGGACGGTGGTTTGAAGTATAAGTACGACGACACTAGGTTGCCAGTTGGATACACTAAGGTGTCATACTTCAATGATGGGAACAAGGTGGAGATTGTACTTAAGGATCAGTACGCAAAGCAACTCCTTGACGTAAAGAACAAGAACAAGGCACTAGAGACACTAGGTAAACTAACTGGAACTAAGATACTTAGGTTCTTTGCTACTGGTGGTAACCCGTTGTTTATTATTGGTAACACGGCTGTCGATTTCCAGAACATCGCGTTCTTCTCTGACGTTTACTCTAAGTTCAAGCCTATGGCCACAGCTCAGTTAGCCAGAGACTATACCAAGAACTTTGTAAAGAAACTGTTTGTCTCTAACGAGTACAACAAGGTATTTAACGAGTACATAAACCACGGTGGTGCTTTAGACTATATGGCTAGTGATGGTCTTAGATCTCTAGAGTCAATGAACCCAGTTAAGGGTGTTACAAAGGCAGTTCAGAAGGGACTTGTTGCGTACGGAAGGGCTATGTCATTACTTGGTGAGACATCAGAGGTTGCGTTCAGACTTTCTGTTTTCCAGAAGGTTAAGGAGGACTCTATTAAAGAGTTTAATAAAGAGAACAACAGAGAGCCAAACGCGCAGGAGCTTGATGACATCATGTGGAATGCTGGAAGACAGTCTAGAGAGACTATGGACTTTAGCCAGGGAGGCGATGTGGCCAAGAACATAGACGCTGTGTTCCCTTACTTTAACGCCGCACTTCAGGGTATAAGAAGACCAATAGACTTCGCTAAGAATGATCCTGTTGGGTTCTCAAGCAGCGTGCTTCAGTACACGGTTATGGCCTCAAGTTTAGCAGCTGGTTCGTTCGCAATGCTTATAAATGCAGTAGGTGGTGATGATGACGAGGACAGAGCTAAAAAGATAATGGACGCTATGAACTCTTTGAGTGAGTACGAGAAGGCCAACTATCACATCATGTTCACTGGTGAGAAAAATAAGGATGGTGAGTACGAGTACTATAGAGTTAAAAAACTTCCAGTACTATCTGTTATCAGTACAGTTGCAGAGCAGTTAATATATAAGGAGTTCTTTAATTCTAAGGGTATAGATTACGACATGGACTCTAAGGTTATGCTAGAGGCAGTCAACAAATCAAATCCTTTACCAGTAACTGTTCAGGAGGTAGCTGGTAAGAACCCTGTAGCGTCTGGTCTTGTTAGCTACTGGGCAAACAAGGACACGTTCACTGGAGATAAGATCTTCAGAGAGCCTGACAACAAAAAAATATTACCAGAGGCAGAGGGGATGTTTGATGACAGAGTTGATCAGATATACAAGGACCTGGCTCCTGGATTTGGATTGTCACCAGCCAGAACTAAGGTTATGGTAGAGAAGGTTATAACAAGCGCGAACACTAACCCTACAATTCCTTTGATATACTCTGCGTACGATGGACTGTTCAATAAGAGTGACGGACTAGGTTCTGAGGTTAAGGAGGCTATGTCAGGTGTCGGTGATGCCTTCGGAAAGAAGGTTGTAAGGTATACTGACAAGAAAATCATAAGGTACAAGGATCAAGATGAGAAAGAGTACCAAGAGAGCTTACTAGAGACTAAGGTATGGAATAGCGAGCAGAAGGTGTACAACGAGATAAAGAAGAAGTACGATGGAGGAGGTAATCTAACAAAGAAGGAACTTATTGATCTTGTAAAAGAAAACTTCGAGCCTATGGACTATATGAAGTATGCTAAAAAATATAACGCATACATACACAATATGAACATAGACAAGTCTGTTTTAGACATTATATTCGAAGATGTTCCAGAGGTTCAGGCCATGAAGTTAAATCAGAGGTACGGACCTAACTTAGAGGGTGAAGAGTTGAAGGAGTTGGGAAGAGCCATGAACTCAGCTGGTAAGAGGATAAATAATAAGTCTATCTATATATACAATAAAAAATATAAGAACAGAAATAAAGCCCAGTAACCCTGGGCTTAATGTCTTTAAAGTGGTGTCTTGCTTGAGATCTCGTACTTCGCTGGATCTATTATCAGCTTCAGAAGGATGAACAGCTGCTCTGCCTCAGAGTAGTCAATCCTGCCCTTCTCGTTGAACCTGACAACAAGTCCGTTGCCGTCGTCTTCAATCTTTAGTGCCACCTCTCCCCTCACGTGGTCAGACCACTGTGAGGCGTAGCTCCTGCTTAGTGTGTGCACGTTGTCGTTTACTACCTCGTAGTCGTAGTCGTAGTTATCATCTACAAATATCTGCTTTTTCATATAATTCGTATATTGAGTTTGTTGTTTTGAATTTAATATAATCTTCTCTTTGTTCTATAATCTCTTTTATGTCTGTAGTCTGCCAGGTAAAGAACTGACTGAATGGAGACATCAGTAGGCTTCTTCCTACAGCTATGTCCTTGTGCTTTGCTTTGAACTTTCCGTTCTCATCAAACTCTAGCCACATAACATCCTTGGATTGTTTTGTTAGGCCGTCTTCTCGAACTAGCTTGTAGTTATGTACAAAGATCTCTTCAAACCTCTTGTCTAGTTCTAAATTACCATCCTCATTCTGAGTTAGTAACACCTTTGGTTGCGCTCCTCCTATCATTTCCCAAAGTATTTAAAGTGGTTAAGACAAGCAAAGAATGTTTCTAGTTCGTCTGTATGTAGCTCAATTCTTTTATTCTCCCACCTTCCTTTACTTACTTCACTTTCGAAACTTACATCATAGCCCTCTCCATTTGCCCACTGAGTTAGTTTGCAGAAGGACTTTTTCATTCCATCAATCTCGTACTCAACGGTCTTTCCTTCTCCAAATAGCTTTGGCATGTAGTACTCTTCCTCTATGGCCTCTTCATTTTGTTTTATAAGAAACCTACCGATCTTACTTAATAATTTTTTCATTCTATCAGTTTATCAATGTTAATGTTGTGTTCCTCAAGTATCTCTCCAATTCCATTAGCCATGAACTGGATGCCGTCAAATATGTCAGCGGTGTTATAGGCTATGTTCTCGCACTGTCTCTCTACCTTCTTACGAAGTTGTAGTATGTCAAACAATGCACAGGCCATATCAAATGACTTTATAGATCTGTAGAACTCCATCTGTTGTTCTGGTAGTTTAAACTCTAGCTTTGCTTTCATCTTATTTTTTTAAATTGAACTAATCCGTCATTTGATGTTCTTTTTAGGATAATTCCACTTAGTTCACCTGTACTATAAGTTAAATCTTGTATGTGCTCCCAGTTACCCCATTTTCTATTCCACCACTTTTTAATTGAATCTTTCATCTTATTTCTTTTTAAATTGTTCAAACCATTCTTCAAATGTTACGCTATTGATATTAAAACCATTAGTGAAACCACTTTGAAAAGCATCTTTTAAATCTTCCTCACTATAACTTCTTTCTTGCTCAGGTCCACAATCACAAGTTGTAGTATGACCACAATAACATTTTATCAAATCTTTCATTCTCCTTGTCCTTTTTTAATTAAATAATACCATAGCCAAATCAACTTCGACCTTATAAACTCGTATGCCATTAGAACTAGTAGATACTTCATAACGTGGTGTACTTATTATTAATTATGTGTACGTGCTGTGACTTTCCGTTAGGGTAGATCACCACGTTGGTATTCATCCAGCTCGATGCACCCTTGTTGTATCCAACCCTTAGGTGGGTCAATGTTCCAACCGAAGAGTGGCCGTCTTCCCTACACGGACTATGAGTGTGACCAGTGATGTTCTTGGTGTTCAAGTTCTTAAATTGAATAACTCCACCACGACTGCCGTTGGCTCCTATGTGCCCGTGCACTCCACACTCTATGTTAGCAACCCTGAAGCTGTCGTTTATACCTAGGCAGTTAACGTTTGTAACTTGGTACTTGTTCAGTATAGCAGGGATGATACCCTTGCCAATGGTGTCATTCTTAAGCACATGCGCCAGCTCAAGGTAGGTACTCTTGTTGGTACTCTTTCTCCAGTCCACGTCGTTAAGCCACCTATCCAAGAACTCGTCGTGGTTACTCCTGACCATCACAAAGTTAAAGTCTGAGTACCTGTCAAAGAACGCGGCCATGTTGTTTAGCTCCAGCATAAGGTCACCAGAGCCGTCCTCCTCCCTGGCCATCACCTGGAACGGTTGGTTACGCTCGTGGTGTGATATGGAGTGCCCGTTGAACACGTCGTGTAGTACTATATCCTCACAGTTCAGGTCCTCAGCCATCCTGAAAGACACGTCAAGAACATCGTCGTTTGTCTCACCAAGGTGTAGGTCACCAAACACCATAACGGTCTTGCTTGTCTCACGTATGGATCCAGCTATTACATTGTAGTGCAGGTCATAGAACGACCCGTCCTCGTCAGCAGTAACCTGTCTGATGTGGAAGTCATCCTCGTCCAGCTCTATGATAACAAAACCTAGCGTGTGGTGGAACTCACCCTTCTTACCAGACTTGGTGTCTGTGTAGTTCTGTAACGATATGGCTCCTGTAGTCACCAACAGCTTGTGAGGATAGCCGTCAAGTATTGGTAGTGACTTAAGGTGTACCCTAGGGTGCCCAACGACGCAACTTTCAAGCCCTGTGAGTCCGTTAATCCCAGAAAGGGGAGTAGATGCTGTCGGCTGAATTTTAAGGTCTGATAGGATGCACAGGTGCTTGTGTACCTTGTGCCTGTTTGCGTCTAGGTACCTCTCTACCCTTGGCGACCATGAGTTCCTCTCCTCCTTCTCCTTTACCCTCTTGCTTGAGTTAAGTGATGTAGGGTTCTTGTACCTGCCAGCTATGATGGATATCTCTGCATCTATCTCGTTGGCGTACGCCTCTATGTTTGTAAGGAACTGCTCGTGTATCTCTGTGTCAGACTGACACCAGGATACTATGAACCTCTGCTTAGTCTTGTCAAGCTCCCTCTTCTGGGCCTCTAGGAACATGTCCGACTCTGGAAGTTCTTTGTTGTCAGTTACTCCAGTTCTCTCTAGGTGCTTAGACATTGTCCTGCGAACCTGATCCTCGTAAGGGATACCGAACTCAATGCACGCCATCTTTGTGGCGTGTGTAATGTTGTGACCCATAGCTAGTGCTAGTCCTATGTACGCCTTAAACTCTTCTGAATACTTTCCCATTATATCTTTGTGTAAAATGTTACTAAAACTTTTCTTATTCCCTCAGTGATCTCTGATGGATACTTTGAGTGGAAGTAATCTGCATCATACGTCAGCATCCTGTTCGGACTTGACGATATGTAGTCCTTCTTTAACCAACTGGATCTGTTATCGGCATCCTCAAGTAGTATATTATCAAAATCTGCATCTGTACAATCTTTTGATAATTTCTTTCCGTATATGTAGTGATTCCAGAACGCTGTTCCATTTGGAGTGACTCCTTCCTCGTCGTTGATATACAGCACAGAGGCTATGTCTATCTTCTTTCCCTGCACTATGTTGTCAGCGTGGATCCACAGGCTTGTGTCGAACCCCTTGTAGGCACTCCTAACAAACGACAGCACCATCTCGTACCCGTCCATGTGCAGGTAATTGTATATGCTACTTGGTGGAGTCAGGACTGAGAACGACTTTCCTGGAAAGTTAACTATCTCAAACAGGTTGTTGTCGCAGTACTCCTGCAACGACTTGAACTCATCCTCTGGTAGGAAGTTGTCTACTACACTAATCATTAGCCTTGCAGATTATCTTCCTGTACACCTCGTTCACAGACTCCTTGTTTGCCCCACGTGAGTACAGGTACTTCATCACTATGAGTATCCTCTGCTTCTTACTTATCTTGTGCTCTTTCATTCTTTATCTTTTTTCTAAGTTCAACCATTTTAAATTCATAATAATCTTCTAAATACTTTATAGATATGTCTGGCTTATTTAATAGTATGTATTCTTCTGCTACATTTAGTGATGTGAAGTATTTTACATAATTTCTATCGTAAGAATATGCTGATGCAATGTACGGCTCCCAACATTTAAAACTAGTTTCTTCTTTAGTAAAAACTAAATAATATACATTAGCAACTTCTTCCCAGTACTCTGGATTATCTTCTACATGATTATTAATAACTACGGTACTACTATTTTCTATTTGATAAAAACTAGAACTGGATTCTTTAAATTTTTCAACAATCGTATTTAATACTGGACTTCCAGGATACTCTTTAATTAACTTATATCTTTTCATTTCTCTCGATTTCGATTATACTTCTCTTTAAATAGTTTGCCTGGTCTAGGCACTCCTCGTATGCGTGCTGTAGCCACCCCTTCAGGTCTATGTCTGTCCTGTCCAGCGTGTTGTTGTACTTGTCTATTCCTAGCTCTGACCTGTCTAGCAAGTCCTGTCTTACAGCCCTAACCACCGTGTCGACGGTTGGGTTGATTATCTTGTGGCCGTTCACCACTATGTCATTTATCATCTCTGTAGTCTATTTCTTTTTTGATTAAATTTATGTGCCACTCTGGGCCTCCGTAGTCAAGTATGGCATACAGCCAGTCCTCGTCCATGTCCTTCAACTTCACCCATGTAAGTGGCTCTGTCCCGTCCTTACCGCGTCCACCCCTCTCGGCGTACTCTCGTACCTCCTCGTATGGATCGTCATCGTGAACCAGGAATGGCTTCACCTTCTTTAGGTCTATCCCACCGTACCTTGAGTACGCTGTTCCTCCGTCAACCATGGTCTGGTTCTCGCAACCACACGTCTTGTAGTCGTGCCTGTGGTGTGACACCAGCACCTCATTACAACTGAGGCACGTAACTGAGTTGTACACTAGCTGTCTCACAGTTCAGTCTTCATTGAGGTTTGGATCTCCTTTAACAGTGCAACTAGCTCAGCTATTGTCTTGTTTAGCGCAACATAGTCCCTGTCCGCTAGGTTCTCGTATATGTCATCCGTTAGATTATTAATAGATAACATTGTCTTATTCACATATTCCATATTGTTTTTTTATCAAATGTATAAATTAACGTACTTACTATTAAAAAAAGTTATCAACATTCATCCTCGATGCAACTACCACACACCCTGTATCGAGGTACTCGTTGAGTGCTGTGTTAACGTTTGTCACGCTTATATCCATTGCACTTGCGATCTCTGACTGTGTGTTGTACCTGTGCGTGAGGTAGAAGTCTACTATACTTATCTTCTTCTTAGAGTACCTGAAGTAGTTCGTGGACATCGTCCTCTTGTACTTCTGTATGGCATCTATCTGTTTGTCGTTCCACATGAACACGCCAGACTCTCTCCTTGCCACAAGGCCAATTAATTTAGCCCTCTTTCTGAACGCGTCTGGCTTCATGTCTATCTCCTTGCAGGCCTCTACTGTTGTGTACACTCTGGATATATCTGCCCCTTGGTTGCGTGGAGGCAGTAAGCCTCGAAACCTCTGGATATTAGGTCATCTATTCTGTACTCCTGTAGTGGCTTAAGCGTGTCACCGTCCTCCTTGCACTCTATGAAGACTGCCTTTCCGTCCTTAAGACAGATCAGGTCTGGGTAACCGCTCTCGCTCAGCTTGATTGTGTTCAGCACGATCCATCCGTCGGACTTGAACCTTGTTATTGTCTTTGTTTGAAATCTACTAGCCATTGCTTCCAAAATTGTTTTAAGTTGTTAGGTATTGTCTCCCACGTGTACAAAGGTACATCTTTCTCTTGTCCCTCGTTCATTTTATTTATTATTTTTTGTTTCATTTTTAAAGTGTGATAATGTGAAATTCTTTTTCTTAAGCACCTGCTTGTATATGTCTTGCTCTATTCCTCCCTTGGAGAATACCCAGTACACCTTATTGAACTTGCGCTCCATCGTGGTCATACGATCCCTTGCCTGCCAGTAACTCGTGGCCGAGAAGTCTATGTTGTAGAACACGATGAACTCAGCATTCCTAAGACTTATCCCCTCCCTACCAGATACGATCTGTAGCGCTATGGATTTGTCTGTTGTGTTGAACTCCTCTAGGTCTGTTGTCAAAGTATCCGAGCTGTACGCTGTGCGCAGTGCGTCCAACTCTGCAACAAACTTGTAGAATATACCTATCTTCTTACCCTTAAACTTCTCCATTATGTAGAGAGCCTTTGAGTAATCTATAACCATCCTACTGCCAGACTCGAACTTGATCGTGCCTGAGTAGATCTGGTGTAGCTTCTGCATCAACTTGACCCCCGTGTCTGCCAGTATGACCTCCTCCTTACCCTGTACCACGAGGTCTCTCTTGAGCCTGTTCGCTAGGTTGTAGGTTGACTGCTTCATGTCCACGGTCAGAACCTCCTCCTCAATCTCTGATACAAAGCCTGCCTGCTCCTGCGTGTACGTTAGAACGTACGTCTCTATCACACTCATGACTAGGTCGATCTTGGCGTTGGAGTAGTCTGGCGCAGGCCCGTAGCTCGTGTACTTGGTTCCAGGTATCACGTAGTCCTTAGCCCACTTGTAGAAGTTCACGTAGTTCTTGAACGGGCTACTGTGCGATACCCAGTACTGATGAAACAGCTGGCTGTAGTTCTCTGGGCTCGGGGTACCCGACAGGAACACCATCGGCAGGTGGCCGAACATCTTCTTGAACGTCTTGGTGGCCTTTCCAGGCTTAGGTATCGCTCCGAATCTGTGGTGCTCGTCGTGTATCACAAGGTCGTACTTGCCGACACACTTGTGCATAGACTCGTCGTTCATGATCTCTATCGAGAAGTCGAACCCGAAGTCTAGGTAGTCGCTGAGTATGTCGCTCATTGCCTTCTTCTTGGTAAGGAACAGGACGCTCTTGGCTCCGTACAACTTGGCTATCTGCATTGACGTGGCGGTCTTGCCCGTCCTAACGCTCATGCACAGGTAGACTAGACCCCTGTCCCTTAGTATCTTGACCCCCTTACTTGCTAGGTCTGACTGATAATCCCTTAGTGTTTTCTTCATATAGGTACTTATAAACATCGTGTAACTTTGCTGACGCCATGTCAACACTCTTGTATCTAACCGAGCCTGTCCTCTCGTTACTGTAGTACTCCATCCCCGTATCTCTGTCGTAGTGGAAGTCCTTGCCGTTTGATGTGATGCCACCCTTACGGATCGCTATCTTAAAGTAATAACTCTCAGGCTTGATGTAAACCTGAAAGTCATTCTCTATGCACCACCTAAAATAATAAGCTGTCCTCGGACTCATCCTTACCAACGAATTTAATCCACATTCCTGTACTGCTCCTGCCCTCTATAGGCTTGACACCTGATATGTATATACCGTAGGAGATCAGCCAGTTATAGAACTCTGTCCTAGAGATAGTCCTCTTAGCCTTGGGCTGGAAGTCTGGGTTGTCCTGAATGAAGTCTATGTACAGATCCTGCTTGTATATCACCTCACCTAGCACCAGCTTGTCGCTGTGTGCCTCACCGTTGATAAGGCCACACCAGTCGATAAACTCGTGGCATGTGTCTGCAGATAGCTTACGTATCTTAAGGTTCACGAACTCGCTCTTGAGTAGCCCTGATGTGAGGTACCTCTGAAGGCTCTTTATCATGTAGTTGTCGAACCTGCACCACTCCTGCTCGTCCCACTCCGTGAACAGTAGCCTGCCGAACTCGACCTGTGGAGTGAACTCCTTGGTGTAGAACTGCTTGAACTCCAACTCCCACTTACGTCTCTCGAACGAGTTACCCTTACCCTTGATGGCGTAGTTGGTCGTGATGATGATCTTTGGCGACTTGTTGAATGGTATGTGCATGGCCTGTTGGTTCTTCCTCTCTAGGGTGATACCCTCTGTGATGATCGAGAAAAGCCTCTCGAAGTTGAAGTGCTTCTTAACGTCATCAAACGCTAGCACCTGAGTATCAACCGATACCGTCTGAAACGGGAAACCACTGTCAAAGTTGATACTCTTTCCATCTATGAATGCTAGCTTCTTCATCTGCGATATCGCGTTGGTGAACAGTCCCTTTCCTGTTCCTCCCTCTGGGTTGTCTGTTATGACCTCGTCATTTAGAATGACCGCAGGACAGTAAGATAGATTCTTATATCCGTGCAGAAGGAACCCAATAGTACTCTCAACCGAGTTAATCCTAACTGTATCATCGTCCGATATGTTTGAAATGAATGTCTTGAAGTCGCAGTCCTCTACCTCGCACAGGTCGAACTCCCTGTCTATCACCTGATCCTTCCATATGTAACCGCCCAGGTCTAGGTAGTCTATAATACTTATGGTGTCCTTGGTGATGTTTACCGCACAGTTCGTGTAGTAAAGGTACGCGTTGTTCTTGTTGTCCTCCATGAAGTGCACGTCAACCGATGACAGCAGAGACAGGAAGTCCTCCTTGAAGAACCTTGTCTTGTCAGCGAAGAAGTTGTACACAGAGAGGTCGTCCACATTCTGTAGGTAGTTGAGCACGAAGTCCTTGATCTCGTCCTCTGACGTGTGGTCTATCAGGTTGTTTGTGACACGTACGAATATAAAACTCTTGTTACCAACGGGCATGTACTTGTAGAACCCGTTGTCCTCCAAGAAGTCCCTGAACATGTAGTGCACGATGCTTATGGATCCCTTGTCCGACTTGCTCCAGAACTTGTTGACCGACTCGTCCTTGTCTATAGAGTCTATCACCGAGTCTATCGTGAAGCTAGGCAGGTTGGTCTCTGACAGGTCTGACTTGATCTCCTTCTTGGACACCCCTCGCTTGATCTTCTGACGAACCTGATTGATCATGTCGTCATCCTCGAAGTACTTGGAACCGAACGACCCCGTGTTCTTGTAGGCTGAGTTTATGATCGTCTGTATCTCTGACATCGGGTGCTTCTGACTCACGAACTGACTCATCACGTACTCCGACAGTGACTTGTTAACACCGTAATCGTTTAAGGCTGAGGCTAGTATGAACATGTTGTTGTTTCTCTTGCCGTCAACCATCGGGTAATTCTTTGACCACCACCTCATCAGGATCTCGACCACCTTGTTGTCGTTCGTTATCGGTATCGTTGTGACACTGCTAGACCTGTCTAGTTCAACGTACTCTGCCTCCTCCAACCTGTCCCATAGCGTAGAGTCCACATTTATATATATCTCTGGGTCGTACGACTCGTAGCACACCCTAGATATGTTCTTGGACGTGGTGTCGAAGTACTTGGAGTCGAAGTGCTTCTCTAGTGAGTTGAAGTAGTTCTTGTGGTTGTCTATGTCCTTAGGTATCTTCACGATCACCTTTAGGCCGTTACCTGACGGAGACACGAACACTGAGTAGCTATGAGCGTCCTCTGACAGCCTTACCTTGTCTGCTAGTAGGTCATCCTCGGTCTCGTATCCGTCGAAGTCAAGGCATATAAAACCACTGTGGTCTACGATGGCCTTGTCCTCACGCTTGTTGAATGTACCTGAGAAGCAGACCGAAGGCAGATCCCTCTTGAGCAGGTTCCTCCTCTCCTTGTCTGACTCGGTTCGGATGGCCTCGACCTTGTCCCTTGAGGATCCGTCCTTGATCCTCTGTAGAACCACACCTATACCCCTGAAGAATGGTGTGTCTGTGCTCTTTATGTTTGAAAATATTGTTATCATAGTTCATTTTTTATCGATGTTCATTGTTAATGAACGTTACCTTTTACTGAACAATAGACCCTATAAGTTGGGGTCTATCCTACCACACAAAGTAAAGTCCAGCCTGTGTAGACTGGACTAATTACTGGGACAGTTCCCTTAATCTAGAATGGCAGATCTGGAGTGAAGTCCTGTTGTACAGGCTCTGCTATAACCTGTGGCTTTTTATCATCCCAATAGGATGTGAAACCCTCTCCGATGTAGACTGTGTCGGCCTTGGCCTCTCTCTCTTCCTTGGTCTGGATCACACACGCGAAGTGCGTCTTAACAATTCTCATCGTGTCCTTAGCAAAGATCTGCTTAGGTTCCTTAACCTCAACCAACTCAAACTTAACCTCTTGTACATTTACATTTGTACCGTCCTTGCTCTCGTAACTTCTTGTAGAGATCAGGTTTCTTAACTTTGACGCGTCTAACGTCACTTGAATTTTCGCCATTTTATTAAATTTAATTTTGCCTACCTATTTATTCTGTTGTCGGCTTTTCAGTTTGGTCAAGGGGTTGGAATCGAACCAACGACTTTCTTTCGACCCTCTAACCAATGAGGTACCCTTGACTTTGTTGAGATTGGAGCTTTGGATACCCTACTTCCCTATAAGTACTCAACTCCTTCTATGCGCTGATAGGACTTAACATTCGTGGTATGCAAACTACCCAATGTCTGTTACTGTACTATTTGCGTCAAGTAACTGCTGATCTTGTGGCAGGATTCGAACCTGCACCACCCCGTACCTGCCGAGATATTACTGATTGATTACAGTAAGTGCTAACCATTACACCACACAACAAACCGACCAGGGACACCCTAATCCGCAACAAATATACAACAAATTTGTTACAAATCTTCCCTTATGAAGAAATTATTTATGTCCTCCTTAGGACTGTCTCCAAAGAACTTCTCGTAGACCTCAACCGCACGTAGCACCTTCTCTCTACCTCCTAGTAGGAACTCTGCACTAGGCTCGAACACACCCAACTCATGACTTGTCTTGTCTATTACATAGAATATCAATGGCTTATCAAAAAATTGCTGATACAAATATGACTGCGAGTCGTAGTTGTACTTCTTTGCAGACCACCTGAAGTCAGAGATCTTTGACGTGGTCTTTATGTCAATAATAATCTCGTCTGTCACAATGTCTGCCTTGCCCTTGAACTTGTGGCCGAACAACTCCATGATGGCGGGTTCCTCGTACACGTTACCGTCCTTGTAGATGTTCTCGTAAAAGAAGAAGTTCGACTTGATCACGCGAACCATCTCGTCTAGGTTGTCACACTCATTCCTTAGCAGGAGCAGGTTTCCCTTGGACGCGTCCTTGTATATGTTTGTGTTACGCGTACTCGCCTCCACTATCTCAAAGTTGGCCAACTTCTCAGGCTCCAATATGGCCGTGTGGAAGTAGCTACCCTGTAGCATAGGAACCGTCGGCTCCTGCTTCACCTTAAACATCTTAGGGTTACTTAATAGTACACCCACTGCGCTATTACTTAGGAACTGCGATCCGTAGTCCCCGTAGTAGTCTTTGTCATTTCTTAGTCTATCCAACATATTTCCCAAGTTCTTTTTTGATTACGGTTGAAATTTTATACTTCGTCTCAAGGTTCTTGACTATCGTGGCCAAGCCAAGGTGCTTGTTGTCTTTGATGTACTTGATTACCTTATCCCAATTCGCGTCACCTATGGTCAACTCTAGAGGGCCTGAAGGCTTCTCTACCTTGGTAGTTGTTACTAGGTCTTCACCACTCCAGAGACTAAGACCAAGTCCTTGCATTGCGATTGCCTTAACCGTGCTCCTCTGTATGGTCTTGTTCACGTCCATCGATGTGATGGCGTCAATACCTATAGACTTGTTACGGAAATCCATAACAGGCAGATAATCAATGTGTTCCAATCCTTCTATTACAATTCCAACCTTTACATAACACGTTCTTCCATCTGTAAAATAATTTAATCCTGTTGAAGGATCCTCATAAACTACCCTCTGTACTGTTGGAAACTCGCTCTTAACGATTCCCCATGCGTTACTCCACGATAGGTACTCGACGTTACCCTTCTTCTCAATCTTTGCCTTCACGTTGATGGCTGACAACTTCTTAAATACTTCCATTATACTTGATTTTTAAAACATTAGTGTACTTCTCCATTAGGTTTGTTCTCATTGTCTTCAGATACTGGTAGTGCTTCTGATTGTTTCGACTTCCTATCTCATCACGTATGCTACGGATGATTGTATTCAGCGACATCCTATAATTCGCTAGGCACATCTCGTAGCATCCCTGCTCAAATCCTAGCCTATAGAACATCCTGTACTCCTCCTTCGATACCTCCTGGTAGAAGTCCCCGTTTAACTTTGTGTTCAGGATCTTTATGTCCCCGTCCGTGTTCTCGATCTTGATACCCTTGAATATTCTTGACTTCGAGTACGGTGTGTCAAGCCTCGTGGACTTGTGGAACCATGTCGCGTCCCTCCAAATTTCATTCTTCATAGTTCTTTCTTATTAGTGTGTCAATCTTCTTACTCAACTCTTGGAAGTACGTACCCCTCTGTATCACGTTGGTGTCTGCCACCTCGTTGTTCAACTCCTCGCAGAAGCCTATCAGGTCGTCCCTGAACTTCAGCATCCTTGGTGTGGTCGGTTCCAACTCGTCTAGACACTCTAGCAGTAGACTGCACAGGCAGTACATCAACTGCGCCTTTACCTTCTTACGCTTATTCATCATCCGTCAAAGTTTTTCTTACGTCGTACCAATACTTTGCTCCCGTCTCACGTATCAACTCGTTAATACATCTCAATGCGAATACATAGTCTCCATTGAATAAATCTAAAATTCTTTGTGCTTCTTCTTTCATTTTACTATTGTTTTTATTGTTGTTATTGGCGTGGTATCCTTACCAAGCATCTGCTCTTCTATACTTTTAATCGCTAGAGTTAATATTCCAATCAACTCTATTGGACTGAACCCGTCATTGATTCTAGACATGGTCAGGGTCTCATCGTCCCATTGTATCCCGTATTTTTTTAATTTGTTAGTAACCATCCCATCTTGTTTTGTTGTTGATACTCCTCATACGTGCAACGTCTCATAGACCCGTAGTCAGGCCTTAACTTCACGTGCGTCGGGTACTCCTTCTCGTGTTTCTTACTCTCTCTTATAACCTTTGCGTAGGCCTCGCGCTTACTTCTTGCCCACACATCGTTAAAACCACCACCTACCCAATTAAATAGGTACAAATACTCTCCACTTATACTTCTGTATTTCATATGTTTAGTTTTTAAAAAATGATGTCTCTCCATCAGTCAAGAATATCTGTGTTTGTAGGACTATGAACTCATTGCCACCTGATTCCTACTTTGACTCACGCACACAGACGGCCTACATTGTATCTTTTACAAGGACTGTATTTAATCAGATGGCGTTTATTTCTTCCAAGACCTCTACCTCTCTCGGCTTCAGTCTTCTGAACCTCGATATCTTAAACATCGGCTCTATTGTTTTGTCTATGAGCCTGAAGTACCTAGGCTCGTTCCTTATCTCCTCCAACAACACGCCAACGGCTCCGAAGTCGTGCTCTTGTATCTCTCTTATCGTGTACTGACTGCCATCGACCACCCAATTGGGCACGTCTACAGACAACTCGTCGCACGTGTGTGGTAGCTTACTAGCGTCCACGCACACAACCCTCTCTCCGACTAAAATAGTTGTGCTATCTGCTTGTTACTCATCCCCAACACGCAGTTCAGCGCGTCGTCAACTAACTCGTCCGTGTCCAATATCCTGAACAAGACTTGAACCTTGCTATGCGTTAGTTCGCGTCCACGTGCAAACTCTTTCACTCTCACAAGTCTGTCCGTGAAGTCTTGGTTGTCTGCCACCGTGAGCGCGTCTCCATTGCGCGTCCACCTTCCGTTTTTAATTTCCATGTAGTCTATGTTTTTTAGTTAGTAAGTCTGTCTCGTACGTGCTAGGCACACAACAATTTGAAGGACACACTGACGCACACTGTGGTGCACCGTAGAAGCCGACACACTCTGTGCACTTCTCCTCCACGATGTAGAACACGTCGCTTGAACGTGGTGCCTGAGGTGTATCATCCGTCAGGCTAGTGCCGTCGCTCCATCTCCAATCCGTGTCAGGCTCGTATATCGCGTTGTTCGGACACACGGGCTCACACAGTCCGCAGTTGATGCAGTCGTCTGTTATCTTTATTGCCATGTCTTTATTAGTTTATTATTTACATCATATAATGATGTAAGGTTATACTCTTTATCTATTCTCTCTAAAACCTGATCTAGGTTAGCCGTCTGAAATACCATGTGGAAGTCCTGAAGGGGGATGTCTTTACCGCCCTTGCTTCTGTAGTACTTGTGGAACCACTCTATGTTATACTGCCCACTGTTACGCATTCTGATATACTCTTGTATCATGTCTAATAATTTAAGTCAGGGAAGTCGCAAGGGTCACTACTGAATCCGCAGTCAGGACACGTTATGGTCTCGTCTGCTATTCTGTGTAGTAGTGTGCTCCCGCAGTCTCCACATGTTACTATGTTAATACCTGTCTTTTTAGCCACCTCAATCTGAAGGTCTAGTTGTGTCTCCCTTGGCTTTACTCTTATGGTCGTAGTGCCGTCTCCTACATTAACCCACTTGTCTGTGAACTTGTTGAAGAACTCTAACTCGTCTGATTTAAAATGTGTCATGTCTTTTAGTTGTTATACCAATTAATAAATTTTACTACGGCATCGTACACGTGCTCTATCTTATGCTCAAAGGATATGTCTGCACTATTATCTACAATGACCTCTCCTCCCGTTCTCCATTCGTATATCCTTGTTCCGTTGGTTAGAATGTTCACGTCTATAGAATCAATGTGCTCAATCTTTTCTACTGCCTCTATTAAGTCATTCCAATTATTTTCGAAATCAAACTTTTTATAGATAAATTTTGTACCTGTTTTCTTTCTATAACTATTTAATTCTTGACTGTCTAAAGTCCATCCTAAAAACTCTGCGATTAATTTATTGTTCATCTTGTTTAGTTATTGTGCACACAAACCCCACGCCTCTATGCGCTTGAAGTTGTGTCCGTTAATGTTTAGTTGTTTGCATATGAACCTTGCCAATATGCGGTTGCCCTTCGTGTCGTTGTCTATCTCTCGGGTGCCTATCCTGAACACCACCTCTGACGGATCCATACCGAGCACCCTCTTGCAGAACTTTCCGTCCTGACCTAGGTAGAACCTTTGGTGGTGCTTCTTTGTCTCTAATACCAAACACCAATCGTGACCGATGCTATATGCACCCCTACTTACTATTACCTTTGCTTTCATTCTGAATTAGTTTTAAGATTAATTTCCACGCCTCTAGGTCGCGCTCTATACTATTTATTATTATGCTCATGTGACCCTCATCGTACATCTGTCTGTCGATTTGTTGTAACTCGTCCTCTAGGCTCATGACCTTGACCATCGCCTTTATTAGTGCTCTCTCTACTACTGAATCCATGACAACTCCCTTCTCATTAGTCCAAACCTGATTGAATTCTTTACTGACTGCTTTGCTTCGTGCCATGTCAGTTGTGGGTTGTCCTTGCACTCGTACTTTACAAGTGCCGTGAACTTCTGCTCACGCTCCCTGATTGACCGTATGGTCTGATTAACTAGTGTTATCCTTGGTCGCATAGTCTCTCTATTAATAAGTTAGTACTGAACTCTATCTCTTCTATGGTCTGCTTGTGCTTGTCTAGGAACCACTGTGGGAACTCAATCGCCACTAGTTCAGGACTCACATCCTTGTGCTCAAATGACGATGGCACAAAGAAGGGTTTACTTCCGTGTGCCAACGTGATTGAGTCATGACCTAACTGCCTTCTATATTTTTGTAGTATCATCTATCTCTTGAAATATTTGTTCTGTAATCCAATCACTATTCAATACTTGCTCTAGTATGTCATAAGCCTCGTCGTCTGTGCACTCGTGATATTGTTTAACATCTTTTATGTGCCAAAGGCTACCCGTACAGTAACCCGCTTCCTTAAGTATAGCCTTCGCTTGTTTTATTTTGTCCATGATGTGATAAAGTTTTTATAGTCGTTATAAATATAAAACACCGTCTGCTCAAACGTGCAGTCAGGTTGATAGATGTTTGGAGCATACTCCTTAATGATGGCGGTCACTTGCTCCAATGTTGGAACCTCGTCCTTGTACGTGTCAGCGATGTGCTGATAGATTGATTTCTTCATAGTATTGATTTTATAATTAGTACCCATACTGATATGCAGATTAATATTAATACTGCCCATACAATTCCTTTCATAATAAATATATTTAATGGTTAAGACACCCACTTGGGGTGTTTCGATCATTTAGATCTCGTCAGTTAACCTTGGCTCTCAATCCAACGTCTAAACGCAATAGCCACGTCTCCATCACTCCAATTAACTTCGTCTGCCTTGTCGCATACATCGTCATAACAAAATTGAGTTATGTCGTCAATATTGCTTGGAATATCGATATTTATTCTATCAAATATATCGATAATTAAACCTTGAATTTCATTTTTTTTGTCCATGATAAATATTTTTTAATTGGTTAATACACCCCGTAGTGGGGTGTTTCGGATACTTAATCCTCATCAGTTAACCTAGATTATTGATATTAAAGTTAGAAATACTGCCCATAGTACTAGGGCAAGTCCGATGTCTTTTAGGTTCTTATCCATAGATTCCAAATGTTAGGTGGGAGCACTCTCCCGTTACTAATCCTACTACTACTCTTAAAAATCCTGCCACGAATAACGTGGTCAAAGATGCTACAAAAACTTTTTCAAATGTGTTCATGATAAATATATTTAATGGTTAAGACACCCACTTGGGGTGTTTCGATCATTTAGATCTCGTCAGTTAACCTTTTGTACTATTTTTTTAATTCTACTTCTGTTTGGCTATAATCCATATCAATTGTCAAT